TTGTTAACTATTCTAACACCAGCACAGTTGATTTGGGCAACATACAAGGACCACAAGGCGACCAGGGTGTTAAAGGCGACACTGGTGATACTGGCCCACAGGGTCCAGCAGGTCCTCAAGGTAATGTAGGTTTAACCGGTCCTCAAGGTCCAGCAGGTGCTGACGGCATACAATTAAGTAACATAAGTGTTACTACAGCAAGTGCAAGCGGTTCAGGCAGTTTAGCATACAACAATGGAACAGGTGTGTTTACATTTACACCACCTGATTTGAGTTCATATTTAACCAGTGAAACTGATAATCAAACATTAAGTTTAGCAGGCAATGTTATCACAATCAGTGGTAGCGGTAGCACAGTTGATTTAACTAGTGCACTGGGCAGTGTGAGCGGAGGCGGCAGCGGCATTGCTGATCTCAGCGGTAATGTTATATCAGATTTAGGCGATGTAAGCAACTCTGCACCAACTGATGGACAAGCACTGGTTTGGGATAATGCAAACAGCAGATGGGCGCCAGGCACAGTAGCCGCATCGGGCGGTATTGAATTAACAGATTTAAGTGGTGGCACAGGCATAGACTACGATAACACCACAGGCGAAATTGCGCTAGCAGGTTCGGGCGTGAGTGCTGGCACATACGGTTCTAGCACATTGGTTCCACGTATCACAGTTGATGCCACTGGTAGAGTCACATCAGTTAGTACACAAGCAGTAAGTGGCGGCGGTGGTGGTGGCGGATCTGGTGCCACTGTAGAAAGATTTAAATTGAACTATACATCTAGTGGTGCATTAAACAACACTAGCGACCTCACAAGCGGTATTGCAAGTGTGAGCATAGACAGTGCCACTGGCGGTGATGTTACTATTAACTTTTCAGGTTACAACTTCCCACCAGCACAAATACTGATTTATGGTTATGTGTATGCAAGCAACAAGTACACAATAACACCATTTGAGAGCACAATAGGTCTCAGAGAAATAGCAGGCGGCGGCTCAACAGGCTCACCGACTCTGTTCAATGGTTCTAGTTCTCCCTCAGTTAAACTGAGACTACGAGAAGCAGAAACAGGAGCAAGCAGAAGTTTTGGCACTGTAACCCATGCATGGATACAGTTCGTGATGTACGATTAAGAGGAATAGTCAGTGTCTTTGATCAATTATAAAAGCAGTCAAGTTAGATTAAACTATCCCAACAAAGTATTACCAGTGAACATCACAGCAGTGAGCGGTAATGCATATTGGGAACATGCTAATGGCTCTAACGATCCTTGGTATGAAGGATCAGCAACAAAAAAATATTATAGATGGGCTGTGACATTTACAGTCACCGAACAGACTCATGGCTCGCATTTGACCAGGGACGATTTTAAGTATAACGGTTTAGACATAGTGGTAGGCGACTGGATTGGCGGCGCTACCACAGGTGTGTGCTGTAAAGTTATCAGTGTACTCAGCAAAACTTCAACTGATGTGACCTGCGTGGTAGAAGATTGGTTACGTTATAACACATTTGCCAGCACCACCGGTAATGGTATTTTTGGTTTAGGCTCAGCAGTGATATTTGGATTAAACGAAGCAGGTATACCCATGTTAGATCCATTGCCAACAACAACTTCTAGTTCCTTCTATGCCACAGTGATGAGTAGATTCCAATATATGAATCCTCAGAGTAACTATGTGTTAGGGCAAGAAAACCACGGACTGGAAAAAGGCGATGTAGTATCAGTTACTAACAACGGTTTTGTAAAAGCAAACACTCTTACGCTGAGCACACAAATTGGTGTTGTAACAGAGCCTGGTCCAGGTCCTAATCAGTTCATGATCTTGCCAAACAACAGAATTATTGACTTCGAACCACGTATTCCAGGCAACCAAGGCGAATTAGTATATGTTAGTAGCACAGGCGATCTAACAACATCACCTTCTGATGCTAGTACATTTTTAGTGTTACAGCCAGCAATTCCTACAGTGTTAGATGGAGACGAGGATAATCCTGAGATACCACAAGGACATCAGATTGCTTTGAACAGCGAAATTGTTACATTTGGATCCGGTTCTGGTAATTTAAATGTGTCGCAAATTACTAACACGATCAACAGTGGTACAAGTAATCACAATGTGGTTGCTAGCACATTCCCAACAACCACAGTTGTAAATTCAGACCCAGGTGCTACTGCATACGGTCTTGTAGGCGGCTTTGCACCATTTAGTGCATATTTTGATTCCGGTAGCGGCAACACATTAGTAACATTCAGTACAACAACAGCAGGACAAGCATCGTTTGGTGCGGCAGTGAGCATACCAGAGGATATGGCCGCAGATATTAATTCTGCAGGTATTGCTAACTTGACTGCAACGTTTAATTCTACAACATTAACATTAACAGAAACAAATGGTAATGCTATAACAATTACAAATAACACAAGTGATAGCAACGGCAATCCCTATGTGGGTGCTAGCAACATCTCCGGGTTACCCGAAACTATTAGTAGTCCAGGTACAGAACGTTTAAGACTCACACGTTCCGATGGTGGTGAGATATTGATCTATGAAGGTACGGAATTCTTTCGTGTAAACACCGGTATCAGCAGTGGGCACACAGGTATGTATCCACTTGCAATCAACGTTACAGGCGGTATTAAGAGTGCTAGCGTTAAGGTTGTGGCTAACATTGCGGCACGTGATGCACTTAACCCAGGCGTTGGTGATCAAGCACATGTTCTCGCCGCAGAGGACGGCGAATGGGCATTGTTCCTATATGATGGATCTAGTTGGGTTAAAATCTCAGACAGAGACAGTAGCACCACTGATGCAAGAACATACACCACAACATTCACAATGCCAGCAAGCGGATTTGGTTATAGCACTAATCAAACACTGGGCAATATATCTCCCGGTGGCAAAATACAAAGTGTCAGTATAAAAGTAGATACACCATTTACAGGATATACAGGCACAACAGACCCCAATATTGAAGTTGGCATCCTCACTGATCCAGACAAGTTCTGTGATTCTCCCAGCAATGATCTCACAGAAGCAAACGGATCGTTTATGTGTACACCAGAATATGTGCATCCTAGCACCGAAACACAGGATTTAACTGTGGTAGCAAGGTGTTGGCACTATGGTTCAACTGCTGGTGTAGTGACGGTCAAACTAACGTACATTTAAACTCAATCTCCTAAAAACGATAAATATAGATAACGTTCAGGCATAAAAATCTAGACGTTATCGATAACAAAATACATGTATTTAGGAGACATAAATGGCTGACATTAAGAACTTTGGTATAAAAGGTCTTGCGGCTGACGTCCAAATGGGTAAGAGCGGTGGTAAGCTCAAGTATGATTCTGCAAATGGTAGATTTGACTTAACCCAATCAGATGGTACAACATTAGAAAACATTCGTTTTGGTAGTGTTGTTGCTGGTAACTGGACAGGCACGGAAATCGGCACACAGTACGGCGGTACTGGACAAGATTTCTCAAGCTCTACAGGTATTGTATCGTTTACAAATGGTGTTGCAACAGCAAGCACAGTTGATTTAGGAAATGCTAGTTTCGTAAGTGGAACACTTTCACTAAGCAACGGTGGTACTGGTGCTACAACAGCAAGCGGTGCAAGAACTAATTTGGGCTTAGGCTCTATAGCAACTCAAGACTTCAGTAATGTAAATCTTACTGGCGGCGCTTTAAACGGCGTAACAATAGGTGCAAGCACACCTGGCGCAGGCACGTTTACTACACTAGCTGTTAATTCTGGTATCACTGGTAACTTAACTGGTGATGTTACAGGTGATGTCACAGGCGATGTAACTGGTAACTTGACAGGCAACGTAACAGGTGATGTAACTGGTAACTTAACAGGTGATGTCACAGGCGATGTAACTGGTAACTTGACAGGCAACGTAACAGGTGATGTAACTGGTAACTTAACAGGTGATGTAACTGGTAACTTAACTGGTGATGTAACTGGTGATGTAACTGGTAACTTAACTGGTGATGTAACTGGTAACGTAACAGGTGACTTAACTGGTACAGCAGATGATGCAGATGCACTTTCTAGCGCAGTAACAGTTGGACTAAGTGGCGATGCTACTGGTTCTGCTACATTCCAAAACGCAGGCGACACTGCAACAATTACAACTACTTTAGCGGCTTCAGGCGTAACTGCTGGCGTATATGGTAGTAATGTTGCAACTCCAGTGCTTACAATCGACTCTAAAGGTCGTGTAACATCAGCAAGCACTGTAACAATCACATCTGGTTTCAACTTAGCAGGTGACGCAGGTAACACTGACGTGATCGTAGGTGGTGAAACACTTACTGTTGAAGGTACAGCAGGCCAGATCGAAACAACCGTAACAGACAACCACTTAGAAATTGGTATTGCTGACGGTGCTACTATAGCAAACTTGACTGTAACTGGTACATTCACATCGGACGACATTACATCTTCTCAGGTTAGTGTTAACGGTGACGCAATCATCACAGGTAACTTGATTGTGCAAGGTACTCAGACAACAGTTGAATCCACCACAGTACAAGCGGCAGATCCAATCTTCCGTGTAAACAGTGATGGTACTACAGGCACAGACGTAGGTTTTGAAGCCAACGTTGGTGGCTCAATGAAGCAGATCGTTTACTTAGGCGCAGGTAGCAAGTGGAGCGTAGGCTCTGAAACATTTGTAGCAAGCACATTTGAAGGCGACTTAACTGGTGACGTAACTGGTGACGTAACAGGTAACTTAACTGGTGACGTTACAGGTGATGTAACTGGTAATGTAACAGGTGACTTAACTGGTGATGTAACTGGTGACATTTACTCTTCATTAGGTCAGAAGATCCTCGAAAACGGAACAGACGGTTCAAATGCAACATTCACAGGTGACGTAACTGGTGACTTAACTGGTGATGTTACAGGTAATGTAACAGGTGACGTAACTGGTAACTTAACTGGTGATGTTACAGGTGATGTAACTGGTAACTTGACAGGTAATGTAACTGGTGATGTAACTGGTGACTTAACTGGTGATGTTACAGGTACTGTTAGCGACATCAGCAACCATGACACTGGTGACTTAGCAGAAGGTTCAAACCTCTACTGGACAACAGCACGTGGTAATGCGGCAATGGACGCATACTTGGTGGGTGGCACTGGTATTGATTATACATCAGGCACTATTGATCTTGCTGATACAGCAGTAACAGCAGGCAACTATGGTTCAACCACAGCTATTCCAGTAATTACTGTTGATGCACAAGGTCGTATCACTTCTGCCAGCACTGCTTCAATCTCAACTGGTATGACGTTAGCAGGCGATAGTGGTGTTGATCAAGATTTAGGCAATGGTGACACTATCCGTATCGCAGGTGGTACAAACATTAATACTGCAACAAGTGCAACCGATACTTTAACAGTTAACTTAGACGGCGACATCACTTTAACAAGTGTTGATGCTTCGGGTGCTATTGAAGGTGGTTCATTAACTGATGGCGTTGCTACATTAAGCAGTGGTTCTTTAACAGGCGCAGTTAACGTATCTGGTTCAGGTACTGCAACATTCGCAACATTAACAGATAGCACATTAAGTATTGCTTCTGGTAGAATCACATCAGGTGTAAGCGCAACATTCAGTGGTGCAGTACAAGGTGGATCACTATCAGACGGTACAGCAACATTAAGTTCAGGCGCTTTAAGCGGTGCAACTACTGGTGACTTCAGTGGTAACGTAAGCGCGGCAAACTTTGATGCAACTGGCGAAGTTTCAGCAGTAGATGGTGACTTCAGCGGTACATTATCGTTTGGTGGTTTAAGTGATGGTTCAATCACTATCGCAGGCTTTGTTGACGAAGACAACATGGCTAGCGACAGCGATACATTAGTTCCAACACAGCAATCTGTTAAAGCATACGTTGATGCTAAAGTTACAGCAGAAGATTTAGACTTCTCAGGTGACAGCGGCACAGGTTCAGTTGACTTAGACAGCCAGACATTTGCTATCACAGGTGGTAACAACATTACTACTTCAGCAAATGCACAAGGCTTGTCAGTATCACTTGATAGCTCATTAAGCGGCTTATCAAGCGTAAGTTCAACAACATTCAGCGGTGACTTAACTGGTGATGTTACTGGTCAAGTTAGTGACATTTCAAACCACGACACTGATGATTTAGCAGAAGGTTCAACTAACCTGTACTTCACAGACGGTAGAGCTAGACAGGCGATCTCAGTAACTGACAACGGTGGCGACGGTGCATTATCATACAACGCATCAACTGGTGTAATTGCTTACACTGGTCCAAGTGCTAGCGAAGTTAGAGCACACTTTACTGGTGGAACAGGTATCAGTATCACAGCAGGTCAAATTGATCTCGACGATACAGCAGTAACACCTGGATCATACGGTAGTGCTACAGCAGTTCCAAATATCACAGTAGACCAGCAAGGTCGTATCACTGGTGTAAGCACTTCTACTATTGCTACAGGCTTTAACGTTGACGGTGACAATGGTTCATCAGACCAAATCTTGGGTGGTGAGACATTAAGCATTGTTGGTACAGCCGGTCAGGTTGAGACAACAATCACTAACAACAGTGTTGAAGTTGGTATCGTAGATGGCGCAAGCATTGCAAACTTAACAGTAACTGGTACATTCACATCGGATGATATCACATCATCTACAGTTAATGTTAATGGTGACGCTGTTATTACTGGTAACTTAACAGTTCAAGGTACACAAACTGTTGTTGAATCAACAACTGTTCAAGCAAGTGACCCAATCTTCCGCGTAAACAGCGACGGTACAACAGGTACTGACGTAGGTTTTGAAGCCAATGTTGGCGGTAGCATGAAGCAGATCATCTATGATGGTGCTACAAGCGAGTGGACATTTGGTAACGAAACAGTTAACGCTACAACATTTGTTGGTGACTTAACTGGTGATGTAACTGGTACAGTTAGCAGTTTAAGCAACCATGACACTGATGATTTAGCAGAAGGTGCAACTAACTTGTATTACACTGATGCAAGAGCTAGAAATGCAATTTCTGTAACAGACGCAGGTGGCGATGGCTCAATGAGCTACAACAGTGCTACAGGTGAAATCACTTACACTGGCCCAAGTGCTAGTGAAGTAAGAGCTCACTTCTCAGGTGGTACTGGCGTAACTATTGCATCTGGTAACATCAGCATTGGTCAGGACGTTGCTACATCTTCAGATGTAACATTTAATAACGTTACTGCAACTGCAAACTTTATCGGTGATGTAACTGGTACAGTTAGCGATATCAGCAACCACAGCACAACTGACTTGTCAGAAGGTACTAACTTGTACTACACAACTGCTAGAGCAAACTCAGCAATTGGTGCGTACACAGGTAATATCACAAACTTAGCAGGCGATGTAACAACAACAGGCAACCTTAGCGGTGCCAACGTTACTGCATCGGGTACTGTTACATTTGGTGATTTAAGTGACGGCTCAATCACAGTAACTGGCTTCGTTGACGAAGACAACATGGCTAGTGATAGTGCTACACTTGTACCTACACAGCAATCAGTCAAAGCATACGTTGACTCTAATGCTCCAGACGGTTTATTAGTCAGAGCAACTTTAACAAACGGTTCTACAACAATTGACACTCCAGCAGTGCCAAACGTTGCAGGCAGAACATACTACGCAACTAAGGTTGTTGTCAAGATTGGCACAGCATTTAGTGGTGGTTCTTTCAACCATATCCTTGTTAAAGAGAACGGTGGTTCAGGCACTACGCTAGTAGCGGCCGATGACGCTGATGCGGCAACAGCAGGTACATACAGTGTTGAACTTGATGGCGAGCAGGCTATTACAGCAGGACAAGCCATACAGGTACAGTTCATGCAGAGCGATGGTATTACATCATCTACTACAACAGCAGGTTCTGGTACAATATCTGTACACTACAACTGGGTTTAATTAAACATTAAACCAACCGGAAAGGGCGTTTAACGCCCTTTCTTTTTGACTAAAAAAGATAAATAAATACAAAGAAGCATAGAAAAGACTATGCATATAAATTCGGAGAATCAAAATGGCACAAGCAAATCCAAATGCGGCAGTTAGAGCAGGTAATGGTCTAGGCCCACGTACAGATATCTTAGAAGTAGATGACGTAACAGCAGTAACAGTTGAAGCGGCATGTACAGAAGCACAAAACGAAGGCTTCATTGTTGTAGGCGTTGAAGGTTTAACTTCAGGCTCACACATTGCTCTTCAAGGCGCTGGTAAAGTACCTTCAATCACAGGTTGCACATTAATCGCAACTTTCGGTGGTTAATATAGAATCCTTACTACCTTAGGGATCGTGACGTTATGTCACATCAAAAGCAGGCTTAGGCCTGCTTTTTTTATGATAAATATTATTACGTTCATCCATTACGGACGGAAGTAAACAATCAAGTTGAAGGAACGCATCTTTTTAAAAGGAGATGTTATGACTCAATACCAAATTATAAAACTCAAACGTGCCATTAGGCAACAACTAATCAAAGAAAGAAAACAGTCAAGAAAGTTACAGTTTCCCAGTGATAGGAAACTACCTAGCTATGTGACTAATAATCCTTGGTATTAAGAGTAAGTGGGGGCTATTAGCCCTCACTCCGAATTAATTCAATAGCTTCTTGTACAGTGTAAGGTGATGCTTCAGACATTGCTTCTTTTTGCTCGTATATGTTTTCGTACTCGTCTACTTTTTCTGCATTAATAGCAATGAACGGTATTTCTTCTTCTGGAACTTCGTTTTCAGGAAATATAGCATTTACAGGACAAGCAGGTTGACACAATGCACAATCAATACATTCGTCAGGATCAATTACCAGCATGTTAGGTCCTTCGTAAAAACAATCTACAGGACATACACTAACGCATTCTGTGTCTTTACAGCCGACACAAGCACTACCTACTATAAAAGCCATTATTACCTCTTTTTCTGATCTTGTGGAGTTATATGGAACGAGAATGTATAAAACAAACTGTTTATATCGCTTTGATTAGGTGTGAACCCCCACGGTATGTGTGCAGGAAAGAACACTAGCCTCAAAGGTTTATATTCTATAAAGTGTGTGAACTCTTGAATTAACGGAGACGGCGTAGCATACATCTTTTTATCCATTGGATCTAAGTATAACTGGCTACCGCCCTTTCCGCCGTCAAGCATGAGAACACCAGTATACCATCGCATTCTCACAATGTGAGCTGGCACTGTGGCGCCTGGTTTCACCATTGTGAATTGGCTGTCAGTTACTGATATATCTCTGAGCTTGTCGGGTAATGCATAATAGCTCACAACATTCTGAAAGAACATGTTTCCAACCAAATTACTGGCTGTTAATAATTGATCTTTCATGTGTGCAAATTTAGTAGTCCAACCTGAATGTGTGTCAATACGGGGCAATGAACTTGCATACTGTATTAACGATCTTCTTTGCTCCTCCATTATTTCTAACTTGCCGTCAAATACCCATTCGGGGAAAACGGTATAAGGCGTCATGGTAGGTGAGTCAAACTTCATATGGGATTCCTAATTTCACTAATGCTACTATTTACACCTTTTCGCTAAATAATAGTAACCTTTTAGGCAGGACACACCATGTTAAAATCTATTAGAAATATTTCGATCATGTTGTCTTTGATTATATTGGCATTTGGTGCAGGCGGAATTGCGTCGTTACAAGTACTAAATCAATCGCTCGAAGATACCAAAATCAAAGTATACGAAGTAACTAGAGAACTCACACTCAATGAAATACTGTTATCTTGCATGACACGAAACATTGCTATAATCAATGGTATGCCTATTGCATGCGCTGTAGTATTACCTAAAACAGATAAACCCACTAAAAAAGTGCCTGAAAAAACAGAGAAGAAGTACGGAAGTGCGTAAGTTATTGATTTTATTATAGAAAAAACGGTTGACTTTTCTGCTAGTTTTGCTATACTAATATTGTTAGTTAGGAAATGGAGTAGAAAATATGTACGTGATTTATAACAAAGCAAGCACAGCAATCAAAGAGATTGTTAAGCATAGACCTTACAGAGTAACTTCAAGTTACAAGTCTGAAGCGGCTGCCAAAGCGGCTATCACCAGGTTGAGCAAAGCGGCTCAAGAAGAAGCGGATTACAACATCGACAAGGATCCGCAGTTCATCTACGGCATTGCTGAAGCTCAGTATTACTATGATAATATTGAGAAGCAAGTCACCAGGACTGGCATCATGCCAGGCACAGGCAAAGAGTCCACCATCACAATGAGTGTGAATGATGTAGGTGGCGTTTGCGATCCGTTCACTGAAAGATACTGGAGCATGTAAGATGAATTTGATGGCTGATTTACATTCTTTGTCCGCAGTGAAATACACTAACGATAGGCACGGCGGGCCTTATGACAGGGGCAGTGCTGATGCATATTATCAGCGTCCTTTCAATCCTCATTACTATGAGGGCGACACTTACAGCAGTCCGTTGGTTGAAAAGGATAACATGACTGCTGAACAAGTAACTGCGTATGCACAAGGTTACAAAGAACAGCACGACAGCGGAGTGTTTAAGTGCTAAAGAACAATGCGGCTGTAGCTCAGCAGGATAGAGCATCTGGCTACGAACCAGAAGGTCTGGGGTTCGAATCCCTACAGCCGCGCCAAGCAGGATTAAGGAGATCCATATTAAAAAATTAATGAAAAAATTTAACAAAGAGAAGATCATTCTCACAGACTGTGACGGCGTTCTCCTAGATTGGGAAGAAGGTTTTTCTGTGTGGATGGAACATCATGGACATGAGAAGGTAGAAGGCTTTCAGTTCATGTACGACATTGGCGAACGTTATGGTATTACCAAGGACCAAGCCAGAAAGTTGATTAAGACATTCAATGAAAGCGCGGCAATTGGCTTTTTGCCGCCGTTGCGTGATGCACAGTACTATGTGAAGCTGTTAGCAGAGAAACACCAATACAAGTTTCTTGTCCTAACCAGCCTAAGTACTGATCCATATGCACAAGCACTAAGGGAACGTAACCTCAAGAAGATATTTGGCGACTACTTTGTTGATGTGATCTGTTTAGAAACAGGTGCTGACAAGGATGAAGCATTAGCAGAACTTGCTCAAAAGTACCAAGGTAACTACTGGATTGAGGACAAGCCAGAGAATGTAGAAGCAGGTGTAAAAGCAGGCTTTCAAGGCATCCTAATTGAGCACGGACACAACATGAATTTTGATGGCTCATTTGTGGCTAAAAAGTGGGAAGATATCTACAATTTAGTTGTATCTTCTGAAAAACCACAGCCATATACACGCTAAGTTATTGTTTTTATTACAATTTTTTAATGCCCAAAAACGGTTGACTTTGGGCTCGATCCGTGTATAATGTACACATAGTTAGGAATTAGGAGTGCAGAATGTCATTTACAGTTAACGAAGTACTAGCGGCTAGTTGCGCTATACACAGAATTAACAAGGGCTTTATCAAAAGCCATGATATCCACAACGAAGAAGGTTTGACGCCGAACAGCAAATTGCTGTACAACCACTTCCTGGGCACACACGTTAAGGGCGAAAACAAGCCTACTCGACAGATTGTGAACATCACAGAAGCTGACTATGTACAGGCGAATGACATTGTAGATTATTTGTCGGGTCTCAGTTTCAAGGCCATGGAACGTGACCTCACTGATTTCGAAAAGAACGTGCTCAAGTTAATCACCTCTGAGTATGTTGCTAAAGACCAAATTGGCATTGCGGCCAGTTTGCCTAAAGTATATCTTAACAAACTGAACCAAGACACATGGACAGAGCGTGAAGCTGAACTGTGTGAAACCAGTGAGTTTGTTGGCAAATTGCACACCCGTTGTGCATTTGAGAAGATTGTTGTTGAAAACATTCGCTACATTTCTAGCGTTGGTAGCAGTTTGGTATGTTGCAGTTCTGAGGGCAACATCATTAAATTTTTCATCAACGACTCAAAAGACTTGACAAACCTAGCAGTGGGTAGTATTATTACTATCAAAGCGTATGTGAAGTCGCAAGACATAAGCAAGTACCATGGGGGCAAAGAGACCATGGTAAATCGTGTCGCATTTATCCAATAGGAGACTACATTGAATATTTCCGTTGAAGGGCCGAAAGGTGGTGTGTTGGATACTGGCTTACAGGCTTATGCTATTCTAGCCATGCGTAGTTTTGCCAAGCAACTTGGTATCAGTCGACTACGCACAAACATTGTGGTGCGTATGCACAGCAAGATTCATGTTGGTGATATTGGCACAGAAGGTTTGTGCGAATGTTTAGACAACAGAAATTTCATAATTGACGTAGCACTGTTTGGCAATTGGCTAAGTACACTAGCACACGAAATGGTGCATGTAAAACAGTTTGCAAAAGGAGAACTTGATTCAGCTCTCACTCAATGGAAGAGCAACAAGTACTGTGAAAATATCGATTACTGGGATCAGCCCTGGGAAAAAGAAGCTCGACGTCTGCAACACAAAATGGTTGCTGAGTTTGACAAGTTAGATTAAAGTTTAATGCGCTCGTAGCACAATTGGATAGTGCAACAGCCTTCTAAGCTGTAGGTTGCTGGTTCGAGTCCAGCCGGGCGTGCCAAAGAAGTGAATGCGTTGAAAACAGTAGACGCCATTTGCACAAGGAGTAGAAGATGATTTACATTTGGGAAATTTTTGTTAGCGGTAGTAGCAAAGGGTATGTCAGGGCGATGAGTGAGTACAGTGCTCGTGAGCAGTATTACATGAAGCATGGTGGTGCAAGTCGTTACACTGGCACTGGATTGGACAGCATTAAGGCGGTCCGAGTATAACGGAGTATAGCTCAGCTTGGTAGAGCACCTGCTTTGGGAGCAGGGGGTCGTAGGTTCGAATCCTGCTTCTCCGACCAAACAAAAGAGGGTAATATTTTAAGGGCAAGAATAGGCGGCAAAGGATTTTGTATGTTAACTCTACATACCGGAGTCGTGATGTGCGTTGGAGCCGAAACAAATAAGGCAAGCGGGGCCTATTCAACTAAGTAACAAAACATGCCAGTGTGGTGAAATTGGTAGACACAAGGGACTTAAAATCCCTCGGCAGAAATGCTGTGCCGGTTCGAGTCCGGCCACTGGTACCAATTCTGGTGTGCCTCTCCCAGGGTAAAATGAGAGGCAACAATTTATTCCGCGATAGCTCAGTTGGTAGAGCAATGGACTGTTAATCCATCGGTCCCTGGTTCGAGCCCAGGTCGCGGAGCCAAACATGCCGGTATAGCTCAGCAGGTAGAGCAGTTGCCTTGTAAGCATCAGGTCGGGAGTTCGATTCTCTCTGCCGGCACCAAATGAGGAGAGCACAATGGATCCATTATATTTGTTACCGTTGTTTGTGATTATATGTGTTGTAGTAGTATACTGTGGTTGGCAAACTTACAAACTGATCAAGCATGACCTAAACTTTGATGGCCTCACTGTGAGGTCCGAAGACCTGTTCGAAGACATTCCCGGAGATGAGGATCACGTGCTGATGAACATTCCTCCAGAGGTATGCAAAGCGGCTAACATAAAGCCAGGCGACACTGTGTGTGTTGAGCAAACTGATAATGGTCTGATGATTAAAAAGGTAAGTAAGTAATGGAGTTTGTACTCGGTATTATTGCTGTAGCAATATTTGTAACGTGGGTCATCATTGATGGCGAGGACGATTAAAGTTTAGGGCCTTTAGCTCAGTTGGTTAGAGCATCCGACTCATAATCGGCAGGTCGTAGGTTCAAGTCCTACAAGGCCCACCAAATAAGGTCACTTAGCTCAGTTGGGAGAGCATCGCCCTTACAAGGCGAGGGTCGCTGGTTCGAACCCAGCAGTGACCACCAAATTAGGAAACAGTATGGAACACATGGTAGACTGCTTCGATCTTATCGAAGATGCATGGAACAGATGGGGCGGCGCCAGAGTGGAATACATCATTGGCACTGGGCCTATGCGTGATAAGCGCACAGGAGAAATACTGCCAGAGTCTCTGTTAGGTGATTATGAAGCACATCACTTCACAGTTGGCGTCAGAGACATATGGTGTGTATGGGACGGAGAGAAATTAACATTGTCAAAGTACCCAACAGGATATAAGTTGCCCACAGACTATGAGGCACCTCCTGCTGGAGAAGAGGGACTGTAGCTCAACGGTGAGAGCATCCGTCTTATAAGCGGGAGGTAGATGGTTCAACTCCATCCAGTCCTACCAAGTACGGAGAGGTGGCAGAGTGGTTGAATGCACCGGTCTTGAAAACCGGCAAAGGTTAGTAGCCTTTCGAGGGTTCGAATCCCTCCTTCTCCGCCAAGTATTGGAGTGTAGATATCTGGGTCTTGAGAGTATTGGAAGAGATACTTCTATAACAAGCAAGATCCAGAGTAGTAAAGGCGAGTGGTGTTAACGGTAGCATGTGAGTCTCCAAAACTCGTGGTCGCGGTTCGAATCCGTGCTCGTCTGCCAATAAGGATTGAAGTGCATGAGTGAATACACACCTGACAACTGGGTTATATTGAAAATCAAAGAAGGCAAGTACGACCGTGGGTTCTACAAAGTACTTGCTGGATGGAGTGGCGGCTGGTTGGACGGTGACAGTTGGCGAATGAACAGTGGTATCACTGAAGTCAAACAAGATGGCGACTATTACGAATTCTACGGAGCCAGCGGCAGTTGCTATCGTTGTCACAAGGATAATTATCGCTTGACAATGGCTAACAGTGGAGTGTATAATCAACTTAAAGCGAAAGAAGACTTTGAGAGTCAAGTTTACTTGATGCCTGAAGATACAGACTGGCGGGAGATTGAGTGGTGAGAGTTAAAATCGGCAATTACCCAGACAGGCTAATGTGCAAACTATACAATAACTATATGAATAAAAAATATGGTTGTGTAGATTGGCCCGCAGAACATACACGATTTGAACACTGTTTAAATTGGCTGGATGACCGTGTGCAAGACTTTTACAATGTGTTTAACTGGCTGTGGTTTGATAGACGTACACAGAAAGTAAAAGTACACATTGACCGTTGGGACACTTGGAACATGGATGGTACACTTGCACACATTGTGTTGCCCATGCTGATACAACTAAAGGAAACCAAGCACGGTGCACCCAATGTTGATAAAGAAGATGTGCCTAAAGACTTGTGGCCAAATGAAGCCGAAGAAGAAGCATACCGTACAAATGGTCAAACTGATATTCACTTCTTTGCTCGCTGGGATTGGGTGGTGGATGAAATGATTTTTGCGTTTGCTAGCAAGATGGAGGATTGGGAAGATCAGTTCTACAGTGGCAAACACGATGTTTACTTTGAGAAGGTTCCTGGCGAAGCGGGTATGAGCGAATTGAAACATGGACCTAACAACACTTTTAAAGTAGATCGAGAAGGTATGCAAGCATATCAAGATCGTATTTCAAATGGATTCCGATTGTTCGGAAAGTATTATGAAAGCCTCTGGGACTGATAGAGACAAACGCCACACCATGCAAAAATGGATCGTGCCTAGACGTGATGAATACGGGCAATGGTGGTGGGGTCATCAGAAGGTATACATTAACATAATACCCGAAGAAGAAAAGATGGCTTACCTTAAAAAAATGCAAGAAACTTCACCCAACAATAAATAGAAGCATGGACACTAACTCTATCTATGTAGGCATTCCATCTCTTTGCGACCCGCTGTTGGAATACACTGTTCGCAACTGTTTTGGCAATGCTGATAACCCTGAAAACATCACCATGAGCATCATCGAACAGGAATATCCTGAGCATGCTCTAGACTGGACAAATCCTCAATTAGCACAATGGAAAAAGCAAACACACTACAAACTGTATAGTCCCACAGACAGCAGAGGTTGTAGTTGGGCTCGATCACTAGCACAACGAGAATACACAGACCAAAAGTATTATTTACAGATTGATTCGCACACCGGATTTGAAAAAGGTTGGGATACCAAGTACATCAAATCCATGGAAGAGTTGATGCAGTATCATGAGAAACCTATCATCACTTGCTATCCTGAAAGCATGGAAGCAAAAGACGATGACCCTATTGCTAATCCATTACCTGAATTTTTCGAGCCAACTGGCACAGACAACATCATTGTCATGATGGTTGGTGCCGGTGATGTAAAAAAGAACAGCAAAGGTAAATTGATTCATCCGGGACAATGTCATGTAGAATTTCAAAACGAAGCAGATAACTACATTTGGTTCTTTGGTTCCGATCATGTATATGATGCTGAGCAACCGTACGCCCATGGATATGGATTCAGCGGAGGTGGCACATTTACATTAGGTAGTTTCATCAAGGAAGTACCCTGGGATGAAAGAACTTACTTTTCTGGCGAGGAACAACTGGCTGTTGTAAAAGCATGGACCCGAGGGTGGAACGTGTTTCACAGAAGAGGTGGTTATCCTATTAGACATTATTATGCACCAGAGTACAAAGCACATCAAAATCACTGGAGCGGAAATCACCAACTAAAGACAGCGTGGACTGTGTTAGCTGAACAGGGCAAACTGAGACAAAGAGATGTATACACCGGTAAAGTAACTGGTGAGTACGGATTAGGTACTGAACGCACACTAAAAGATTTTGCAAAGTGGAGCGGCATAGACTTAGAACAAAAACTGTTAAAGCCAAAAGCATTCGGAAAGGAAAATCCTATATATGAATTTGATTGGACCAAAGACCCAATGGAATACATACGTGGCTCGTAGAGCACAAATTAGAAAAAGTATCAGGGGAGGAAACTCTTCCCGGGGGCCTGATACTGAGTGGGTTGTAATGTTGTACGAAAACGATCAACTCGTCGAGCGTAGATGCCTCGGAAATCATAATATACATTATGCAGAGGACGTTAAGGAAAATTGGGAGAATGGTATAATACCGTCACCAAAAAATTAAAAGGACATACAAACATGGGCACAAAAAGAAGTTATACCCCGGAACAAGTTAAGCAACTTCAAGGGTCAGTAAAAATTGAGCACACACTAGCAAAGCGTGGTGCAGAAAATTTAAGGAAGTTGTTCGCAACTAAACCTTACGTGAACACATTTGGAGCATACAATGGTCAACAAGCTGTACAACATGTTAAAGCGGGACTTGACGCTATATATCTATCAGGATGGCAAGTCGCGGCTTCTGCTAATAGCACGAATGAGACATATCCTGATCAGAGTTTGTATGCGGTTGACTCAGTACCAAATGTGGTTCGTAGTATCAACAATGCGTTTCGCAGACAAGATCAAATCGAAGTGTCTGAAGGCGGAGAAGGATTTACATTTGCGCCAATTATTGCTGATGCGGAAGCAGGGTTCGGGGGTGCGCTCAATGCATACGAACTCGCACGAAATTTAATCGAAGCAGGTGCGGCGGCTGTACACTTTGAAGACCAACTTGCATCAGAAAAGAAATGCGGACACTTAGGTGGCAAGGTGCTTATCCCCACCAGTCAAGCAGTACGCAATCTAACAGCCGCAAGATTGGCCAGCGATGTTGCAGAAACAGACACAGTGATTATTGCTCGCACTGATGCTGAAAGTGCTAAACTGTTAAGCAATGATGTTGACGAGATTGATCGCAGATTCTGCACAGGCGAACGCACAGAAGAAGGTTTCTATAAAATCAACGGAGGATTTGATTACTGCATTGAGCGTGGACAAGCATACGCCGAAGTCGCAGACTTGATTTGGTGTGAAACGTCGAAGCCGTGTCTCAAAGAAGCCAAACGTTTTGCTGATGGTGTGAGAGGTGCCTTCCCAAACCAAATGTTAGCATACAACTGCTCACCAAGTTTCAACTGGAGAAAGAGTATCCCTGGTGATCAAGAACTAGCAGACTTCCAATGGGAGTTAAGCAAGTTAGGATTCAGATTCCAGTTTATTACTCTAGCAGGTTTTCATGCTACCAACTATGCAGTGCACGACTTTGCATACAAGTACAAGCAAAACGGAATGCTGGCTTACAGTCAATTACAAGAAGCTGAGTTTGAGGCAGAAGCTCGAGGCTATACCAGTACCAAGCATCAGCGAGAAGTTGGCGTTGGTTACTTTGATTTAATCAGTCAAGCAGTGGGTGCTAACAGTGTAGCCGCTATGGCTGACAGCACAGAATCCGATCAGTTCTAATCACCATTTTCTTGCCCACAGGGCCCAGTTAAACGGGCCCATATCACACAGTAATCTAGATCCTCGACCAATATTTCTCTGAAGTGCAAGTCGTAAGTCTTTGGGCAATCTATTCATTGACTCATCTAACGTGAGCCAATACAGCAACGAATAATCTCGCACTACACACAAGTCTTCTCGGTCTAACAAATCTATCATGTAATCTATTAATACACGTTTGTCATTTGGCGTACTGAATCTACCTTTTTGGCTGAGTATAAAGTCAAACACTTCTTCTTCGATGCCAATCCATTTTGTCCAATTGATCATTTGTCCGTTTTCATTGTCATAGTTATCTACCATCTGTGGTATGTGTTTAACCAATATATCCATCATTGCTTGTGACTGACCTGTGACATACTTGGAATCTTTTATATCTTGCCTGCCTGTTTTCCACATTTCTAGTTGTTCTTCGCCTTCGACATCTGAGACTGGTGTGCCTTCAGCGATCAAATTTTCTTGAACCCAATCAGTGTATCCTTCCAGTAACACAAAGTCACTGCGGTCAAACATGCAAGCAATAAACGCACACCAAACCATTGCAGGTTCTAAATGAGTTTCGCCAAAGGTGAAATCTGGCATTGGCCGCTTAATGCTATGAATCTCCCTCTCAGGGAGATTGGCAAGGACAGGCAAAACACAGTTTAGTTCGAATTCTTGAAGATGCCATGTGTGTGTTTCTGGGATATCATCACCTGTGACGTTATCATATGGTGAAAATCGCCTACCTAGAATTTTCATCAATTTGTGTACAAATTCTCGGCGCTGAGGTTTGTCTTCTATTCCGTCTTCAGTTGCCCAATCTCTGAGTGGTATGGCGAAATAATCTCCCCAGGTACCATTTAAAAAATGTAGCCCAGACATATATCTAGCAGTGGGGCTTCTATACAACAAGTTAATTTTTATCGCAGGATCAAACCAAGTTGCTGATCTATTTACCCGATAGCTCCAATGTTCTTGAGGCTTATACAATCCTCTCAGCATTAACACGTCATTTACATCAAGACTATCAGGATGCCGATCACTAAATCCTAGCCAAGTGAGATAATTCCTTTCATGTGGTTTGAGGTTTGTTAGTATTTTTTTAGTAAACGAAGAACCGCATCGTTGCGGTGTTACTAATAATGCTGGATTGCCGTTGCGTTGAGCAAACGAAAAAAGATCGTATGTAGCCATGTGTGTCTCCTGCATATATTTATTAAGTTTATATGATAAATACATATAAAGTAGGAGAACACACATGGCTGAAGAGCAAGCAAACGTATCAACGACACATTATCATCCTGCTGATGTTAACGGAGATGGTAAAGTGTCTAAAGCAGAAGAACAGATGTATTTAGAATTCAAACGCAAAGAGCTTGAAGACCAAGACGCAATGAGAGATGCACAACGTAAGATGGCATGGTTCTCATTATTAGGTATGCTGTTGTATCCATTTGCAGTGGTATGTGCAAGTTTAGCAGGATTAGATCAAGCCCAAGCAACATTAGGCGATATGGCGCCTACATACTTTGTAGCCGTTGCTGGTATCGTTGCCGCATTCTTTGGTGCACAAGCATGGACCAAGGGTAAGTAATTAAATGCCTATCACATTCGTAAAACACTTTTGCAGATTGATCACCGGGGAACAATTGGATAACAATCAAGTTGCAGAATACTTTGACATAGTTCAGAGTGTTGTGCCTGCCAAATTGGTTGTTGGTTACACCGACGACGGCGAACGTGTTAGCGCAGAAGTAATTGTGTACGAAGGTAGCAACGACCTGAACATATACGAAATTGTTTTACAAGAGCAAATTGATATAGATGAAGGTGAGGACATTTCAGATCAACTAGACGAAGAGTTTGATTTTGATTTTGATTTTGAAACCAGCCTGGAGATATAATGAGATTAGATGAAGTAATGTCGCCCCAAGAACTAGAAGAAATCAATTGGAAAAAGATTGGTAAGGGTGTAGCGGCAGCCGGATTAGCTGGTGCAATGGCAATGGGCAGTGCAGGTGCTAAAGCAGATGCAGGTGCCGATCAAATGGGCATGAGTTGGAACGACATGGGCGACAAAGTGGAAATAGTCCAGGCAAAGACCGATACCTATAAAAAGTTCTTCACTATGCAGGCAAAGAAATCAGGAAAAACTATCACTCCTACCTTACAAAGAATAATCAATGTCAAAGCACAAGAAAAAGCACTGGCAGATTATAATGCTGAGTTTGGCAATAAGGCGCCAGCAAAAGCAAAAGGTGCCGAAGACGGCCAAGCTTCGTATCACAGGACCAGAGGAACAGATTGGTAAAATGAAACTACAAGAATTATTTTTAACACAAGAAGACCAAGTCAAGCAAGCAGAAGCTAAACTCAAAGGACTCAAGCGTTCCATTGAGGACGGTGATGCGCCGGAGATTCACAATGCTGGTTATACCATACAAGGACCTGCATGGGGAGACTTGGAAAAACTTGGTTATGCTGAAAAACATTCTGAACCCCAAGGTGGTATGGAAATGGCTGATCGTTGGGTTTTACTTCCAAGTGCACCAGGACCTATAACATTGTTAACCAACTATGCAAAATCAACACCCAATGGCATGGAACGTGGTGTTAACAAAAAAGTAATGCAACCAGGTGATGCAACAGACTGGTTTTACTACAGCGTCGACTAGGTTGACATCATTCACAATTCTGCTATAATAGGTTAATCAGTAACTAAATATTGCTACATTAACGAGGAACTATAATGGCATTTAATAGAACATTCAACGCAGAAGAACAAGCACGTCTCAAGAAGTTAATTGATGAAGGCATGCAAGTTTCTTACGAAATTGACACCCTCAAAGAAGGTCTACGTGATACTGTGAAAGCAATCGCAGAAGAGATGGACCTCAAGCCTGGTGTACTAAACAAAGCAATTCGCATCGCACACAAGGCCAGTTTCCAAGATGAATACGACAAGTTCGATGAACTTGAAACTATCCTAGAAACTGTTGGTAGAACACTCTAATAGCATAACTATTATTATTAACTTGGTATTGCGTCAGCCACAAGTGATGCTCGGAGACAAACACACATGAGTTATGTAGATGCAATCTACGATAAGAAACTCGATCTGATTCGAGTGGTTGAGCGTGTAGATGGTAAACGCATTCTAGTAGACCACAAGCCCGAATACAATTTTTACATTGCTGATCCCAGAGGATCACACAAAAGCATCTATGGCGAAGCTGTACAAGAAGTGCGGTGTAAAAACGTCAAAGAGTTTCGTAAGAATGTTGCTATCAACAAAGGCAACAAAACATTCGAAAGCGACATCAAGCCACTAAACAAAACAATAGCCAAGCACTACAACGGTGCTGAACCTCCGATACTACAAACAGCATTTTTCGACATCGAGGTGGACTTTGATCCAGAACGTGGTTACAGTTCACCTGAAGATGCATTCATGGAGATTACATCTATTGGTGTGTACTTGCAGTGGATGGATGCAATGGTGTGTTTGGCTGTGCCTCCCAAGACTCTAAGTTGGGAACAAGCCGAAGCTATTGTTGCAGACATGCCTGAGGTAATACTGTTCAAGTCTGAAAAAGAAATGCTGAACACATTCCTCACACTAATTGAAGATGCTGACATACTGAGTGGCTGGAACAGTGAGGGCTATGATATTCCTTACACCATTAACCGCATCATCAAAGTGATGGGCAAAGGCGAAACTCGCAGAATGTGTTTGTGGGATCAGTTTCCCAGAGAGCGCACATACGAAGCGTTTGGTGCAGAACGGCAAAGCTATGACATCTTAGGTCGTGTGCACTTGGACTATATGCAACTGTATCGCAAATACAACTATGAAGAACGACACAGTTACAGACTAGACTACATTGGTGAGATGGAAGTAGGCGAAAAGAAAGTAGCCTATGAAGGATCACTGGATAAACTGTACAATCATGATTTCAAGAAGTTCTTAGAATACAACATTCAAGACGTCATGCTGTTGGATAAACTGGATAAGAAACTACAGTTTATTGATCTTGCTAACACTATTGCACACGACAACACTGTGCTACTTCCAACCACAATGGGTGCAGTGGCGACCACAGAACAAGCAATCATCAATGAAAGTCACAGACGTGGTTATGTTGTACCAGATCGCAAACGTGAAGAGCGTGGTAACACACAGGCCGCAGGTGCTTATGTTGCCTTCCCCAAAAAAGGATTCCACGAATGGGTGGGCTCGATGGACTTGAACAGTCTGTATCCAAGTGTGTTCCGTGCACTTAATATGGCTCCAGAGACTATTGTGGGGCAACTGCGTCAGGACTACACAGAGGAAGAAGTCAAAAATAAAATGACACTGGAGAAGAAGTCATTTGCAGATGCATGGTTAGGCAAGTTTGGTTCAAATGAATACGAAATGGTTATGAGCAAGGACGTTAACCACACTATGCATTTGGACATGGAGGACGGTACTACAGTAGAAGTAACTGGAGCAGACGTCTATAATTTAATTTTTAATTCAGGGCAACCTTGGAATATCAGTGCTAACGGTACTATCTTTAAAACAGACTTCCAGGGCATTGTGCCCGGACTATTGGAGAGATGGTATGCGGAGCGTAAAGACTTACAAGCAAAGAAAAAAGATGCAACAACTGATGCGGACAAAGCGTTTTGGGACAAACGACAGTTGGTTAAAAAGATTAACCTTAACAGTTTGTACGGTGCTATCCTTAATCCTGGCTGCCGTTTTTTCGATAAGCGGATTGGTCAATCCACAACACTTACAGGAAGAGCCATTACTAAGCACATGGGTGCCGAAACAAACAGAATGCTTACCGGCTCCTATGACCATACGGGGGAATGTATCATATATGGTGATACAGACTCAGTGTATTTCACAGCAACCCCTGCCCTGGAGCCCGGACAACAATTAGACTTAGACAGTGCAGTAGCACTGTACGATCATATTTCAGATACTGTCAGTGACACCTTCCCACAGATGCTGAAGGATAAATTCAACGTGCCCAAGGATATGGGTGCAGTGATGAAAGCAGGCAGAGAAGTAGTTGGACGAGCAGGACTTTTTATTACCAAGAAGCGTTATGCCATCAAAGTGTTGGATCTAGAAGGCTGGCAACCAGAAGGCGGCAAGCTCAAGATCATGGGCATGGACATCAAGCGTTCAGACACTCCTGAGTTTATACAAGACTTCTTAGAAGAGATATTAGACAATGCACTAGAAGGTGTGAGCGAGAGCGATGTACTACAAAAGATCAAAGACTTTAAGAAAGAATTCCAAGGTATGAATCCTTGGTTAAAAGGCATGCCCAAGCGTGTAAACAATCTCACCATGTACGGCGAAAAGTTGGCAAAACAACGACGTGTAGAAACTCGAAATTATAAGTTGAAGCGACTTACAGACCAAGCACCCGAGAACAACATGATACCTGGGCATGTTAGAGCAAGCATCAACTGGAACGAAATCAAACAAGCAATGAGCGACAACTACAGCATGACTATCACTGACGGTATGAAAGTGATTGTGTGCAAGCTCAAAAGTAATGCAATGGGCTATGCCAGCATAGCGTACCCCACTGATGAACTACAACTGCCAGACTGGTTCAAGCAGATGCCGTTTGATGATGAAGCAATGGAAGAAAGCGTACTCAACAAAAAGATAAAGAATGTGCTGGGTGCAATGAATTGGGACTTGGATAGGATGAACGAGAGTGAAGCACTGCAAGAGTTTTTTGATTTTTAATCTAAAAAAAGTTGAGTATTTTGATTGACTTTTCTAAATAAACATGTAAAATACACTATTATGCCTACGAATAGACAGATTAGACAAGCATTCTACGAAGCAGTAACTGACACAGGTATTGCGGCTGTAATTAACATACCACTTAATTTTATATTGGTATATCTGTGTATTGACGTATGGCAGATTGGTACATTGTGGACCAGCGTGATATTAACTACCATATTCACACTGTATGCAATCATACGCAAAACAATTATTAGGTTGTACTTTGAAAAAGAGCAACTGAAAAAACAGGCTAGGATTGAAGGCACCGCCTAAATACATCAAAGGAGATAAACATGGCTAACAATTATATCAAAGACACACTGAAAGATGTTCTCAAACACACGCACAGTTTGGGTATCTTTGAGATGGTCAAAGTAAAAGGCACAGTGGAAGAGACCACTATTGAAACTGTGGATGCAGATAAAACTGTGATCTTCAAAGGCAAAACTATTAACCCAGTTCCTGACTTTGTTGAATCAACAGTTGGACTAAGTCGCATGAGCGTGTTAGACGGCTACTTGCGTTTTCCAGGATTCGATGATGAGGATGCAACAGTAGAAGTAGTAACACAGGAACGTAATGGCGCCGATGTACCAGTTGAAGTAAAGTTTGTTAGCCAAGAAGGCACAGATGCACACTATCGTTTTATGTTAGCAGATGTAGTTAATCAACAGCTCAAAGACATCACATTCAAAGGCGCAGAGTTTGATGTGAATATTGTGCCTAGTGCAAAGAATCTCAAGGAGTTAGGTTATTTTAACAGCGTGTTAGGCGCTTTTGAGAGCACGTTCTCGCCACGTACTGAGGACAACAAATTGTACTTCTACATTGGCGACAACGGCGGCGACAGAACCAAAGTGTTGATTGCAGAAGGAGTTGAAGGTTCAATGACACACGAGTTTCATTGGCCACTGGATGTAGCATTAAAGATTTTACGTTTAGGCGACAATGCAAACATTGTTATGAGTTTCAATGCAAAAGGCTTGCTACAGATCAAAGTAGACAGCGGCATTGGTGAATACACATACTTACTACCTGCGAAGAACTAATATATGGATTTAGGCAAAAGACAAAGAGACTACGCAGTTTATCTCCCTGCGATCAGTAGTTTCTATACTAAGCAGTTGGACAAAATCTGCAACAAGAAAAAAGCAGAAAGTCGAGTTCCTGCAGGTTTCGAACACGGTAATGAGGGCTTGGATTTCCTACAAGCACAAAATAGTTACTTTCATTATCCTTACGGATTATATTCAGCAGGTCACGCACACCTCGACATCGACAAAAGCCACGATGCTGAGCCTATGATTCAAGAGCGTGATCGTAATACTGTAAAAGTTATCTTAGGCGACTCCGGTGGATTCCAGATCGCTACAGGTGTACTTAAACTGGATTGGACAAACGCAAAGGATCCAAGCGATCCTGCTCGTACAAAGATGTGCGAAAGTATTCTACGTTGGTTAGAACACACAGCAGACTGGAGTATGACATTAGACATTCCAGCCTTTGCCGCAGTAGAACCACTGAGCAAAAAAACAGGCTTGACAAGATTTGAAGACACACTAGACATCAGTTTATTGAACTTGGATTACTTTGTGCGTAACCGTGTACCGGGTGCAACAAAGTTTCTCAATGTGCTAAGTGGCACAGACGAAGCAACTAGCAAACAGTGGTATGACTCTGTTAAATGCTTTAGTGATCCTTCGTTTGTTGCTGAAGGTTACGGCGATGCAAGCAGGGCACTCGAAGGTTACGCCTTTGCTGGTATCAACATGAAAGACCTAAGTTGTGTGCTGAACCGTCTATTAGATCTAAGACAAGATGGTTTGCTGGAAGGCAAAGATTGGATACACTTCTTAGGTACCGGTAAACTGCAATGGGCCTGTTTCCTAACTGCTATACAGAGACAGTTGAGATTGCATGATAACCCAAACATTACGTTGAGCTTCGATGCCGCATCGCCATTTGTTAACACTGCATATGGTCAAACCTATGCACACAACTTCTTTGAGCCTGGTAAGTTTGGCTACTTTATGGATCGTGCATTTGATCAGCAGTCATTCAAGGACAGTGACTTGCCTGCACCGTTTGGGCATTCGCCTGTGATGAGCAGACTCACAATGGGTGACTTATGCCCTATGTCAGCAGGCGACTTGGACAAGAATGGTAATATGAAGTTAGCAGAAGGTCAGCCGTTGGTAGACAAGGAAGGCAAACCCAAGTTGGATGCACAAGGTAATCAACTGTTTGCAGAGCGTGACAGCACCAGTTGGGATACACAAAGTTATTTGTACTACATGGGTCACAGTGTGTTCAACCACATTGATGCTGTGCAGGAAGCAAATAGACTGGCAGATGTTGAGCGTTACAGAGAAGCAGTAGACTTCAATAATTGGAGGAAGCCAGAGAAGAAGAGCAGTAAAGCACAAGAGGTATCTCCTTATGTGCCTGTTAATATTCTGTACTTCCAGAACTTTGTGGAAACTGTGTTAGACCCTGCATGCACAAATGCCAGAGAACTTATCAAAAAGCATGCAGACATGCTTGCACACTTTAGTATGGGTGGCGAGGATGACGGTGTTAAAGAAGAAGTAATTGGAACATTCTTTGAGGGATTTTAAATGACTGTTGAAGGCGAAAGATTAATTGTACTATGCGAAATGGTAAAGCAGTGGCACTATGATCGTAACTTGATTCAAGGCAGTGACGACAAAACACAGTTTGCTAAATTGATTCAAGAAGCAGGTGAACTCAGCGACAACATCTGCAAAGAGCGTGACATCAAGGACGATATCGGTGACATGATGGTTGTGCTGATTAACATTGCTGAACGCAACAACCTCAGTTTAACTGAGTGCCTGGAAGTTGCATACAATGACATCAAAGATCGCAAAGGCAAGATGGTTGATGGGGTGTTTGTTAAAGAGGCGGATCTATGAAAACTATTTGGTCAGGGCATTACGAGTGCGAAGGGCATATTGTGCACTTTCAAGTCAATGATGATGAAACTGTAAAGGTGACGGAAATTTTCAATGACGCAACCATGCCTTGCCTAAATATAAACATTGATGAGGCTGTTACCAAACAGCAGTATCTAGAAAGGCTAGGTTACACTAGGTGGTAATATGAACAGAGAAGGACACGAAAACAACACATACTTTGTTGGCACCGAAGTAGAAAAGTCACCTGCATTTGGGCAACGAACTCTGTTTGTGGTTGGACTACAACCAAAAGAAGAAATCCTTGCAAGAGCATTGAATAATGCTTGTCCACATATTTACTTGGGTGCAAATCAAAGTTTTGATCCTCAAAGCAACGAGGAGTGGATACAATGGGATAATCTTATCCTTGATCTTTTGCGTGATGACATTTGGGTAACACTTGACTTAGACGTTAAGCATGCAGAGCAGTTGTTGGAAGGCGGTCCAACTGAGTATGATAACTTTATTCCTATGATCAGTGTTAAGTTGCCTTACATCAAACAGTTTAACTACAACACCACGTTAAAGATTGACGACAGAGATTTCCGTGCAACCAATCCTGGTGTTTGGTGTCATAGTTTACACGATCTCATGGATAGGTCCACATTCACTGATTGGACCAAATACACGTCAGATGAGGTAATAGATTGATAGGATTACCAGATGCAGTTGGGCTATTAGGTGTGGCATTACTTATAACCACATACGGTTTATTGCAGTTTGATCGCATAGACCCCAAAGGCTTTTGGTACAGTTTTAACAACGCAGTGGTAGCAGTATTGGTAACTGTTAGCCTGCTTTATAATTTTAACCTTGCAAGCATGGTGATAGAAGTGTTTTGGTTCTCTCTCAGCGTGTATGGTTTGATCAAGTATTTTAGGTTGACAGGATCTAAAAATAATGTATAATATAAAACTATGGAAATAACTCTTAGCAGTAAAAAAGGTAGATCTGAAATATCTACTGTGATAAATGTAGACGACTTAAAGTCAGAGGAAAACTTACAGGAAGTTTTTCTCAGTATGGTTGATTTCCTCGGTGTACTAGGCGCCGAGTTTCCTGATGAATTGTTAGATATCTTAGAGGAATACAATGATGATTGAAGCCTTTATGACAGTAGTTAATTTTATTTTTGGTTTGCTTCTTGTGGTAGTTGCAGGTTTTTTTGCATACATGAGCAGTGTGTTAGTAAGCGAGAAGAAAGCAAGACAACGTGCAGGTTTAACAGATTATTACGACAGGCCTATTGGAGATGCCAACAATGAAGCGAGCGTGGAGACAAACACAAATCAACAGAAGTCAAATGCGACTTCGACAACAAAGACAGGCGTATTTGATAAAAGCAAAGTCAAGTACTTCGACGGAGACAACACATGAGAAGCATTTGGGTAACGTTTCAGAAGGAGGGGATACACAAGTATCCAGCGGCACTGGAGGATCCTAATCTAGCAACGGGCGATTGGGATGATGTAAGTTTCTTAGGTTATCCACATAGACACATCTTTCACTTTAAAGTATGGCTTGAAGTGTTTCATGATGACAGAGACGTAGAATTTATACAGTTCAAGAGATGGATGGAAAGACTGTATGCACAAGACACATTGCAATTGGATTACAAGAGTTGTGAAATGATTGCAGATGAACTAGCGGAGCATGTACAAGCAATGTACCCCAATCGCTGGTTAAAGATTTCAGTAGCCGAAGATAATGAGAACGGTTGCGAAATGGAATATCCTGTAACAGGATAATAACTAAGGAGAATAAAATGACAGAGACTCATTTACAAATTAAAAAGTTTTTTGAGGAATACCTCGACGAAAATGAAAAGTTTGAAACCAAAGGTGTTAAAGCATCTGCGGCTAGAGCTAGAAAGGCACTTGGCGAACTTGGCAAACTTGCTAAGACTCGACGTGCTGAAATTCAAGACAAAAAGAACTCAATGTAATGGCTAGTTCAGACAAACCCGAGTTTAGTCCAGCACCTAAAAAGATCTCTAAGACCGATGCAGATCGTATGAAGTCTTATGCACAGGGTCTCGATGACAAGATTACACATGTTGTTGATTATGGCGAAGGACTAGGCGAAGAAAAACCTGACAACACCGATTATGGTAATAATTTAGATTCGGAGAAATAACTTATGCGTAAACTGTTTTACATGGGACTAGAGAGTTACGAGGCTCGCTATACCTTACAACTGCAAGACTGGAACGAACGTGTGTTCAAACGTCGTGGAATTGACTATGAAATTATCACAGGTCAAGAACTCGACAACAGCAAGGCTATTGTAACAGGTAGCGTGTTAGATGCTCATGGTCGCTCGTATTACAGTTTGAGCCAAACAATGAACTTGGTTCAAATGATGAAGAATGGTGAACTTACCAGTGATGATGTAATCTTCTATGAGGACATGTTCACTCCCGGTATTGAATGCTTGCCATACATCATGGACCAATCTCCACCTGAATATAGACCTAAGGTGTTTTTACGTTTCTTGGCACAAACCACTGACCCAGATGATTTCTTGATCAGAGAAGGCATGTTTCACTGGATGCGAAAGTATGAGGAAATGTGCGATCATGTGGTAAGTGGTATTTGTGTAGCCAATGAAGAATTTGCGGCACACTTGCGTATTGCAGGTATGCTTGCACCAATCTATGTAACAGGATTGCCGTTTGGTAAAAACGAAGTTAGAGGGCGTATTGACTCTAACATACCGTTGAAGGATCGTAAGAAGCGAGTGGCATTTGCGGCACGTTGGGACGATGAGAAGCAACCAGACTTTTACATGGACTTCGCAGAAGCGTATTACAAGATTGACCCCGAAGTAGAATTTGCTGTGTTCTGTGGGCACCCGGAACTGAAAAGCAACCGTGCTGATTACGTTGCTAGAGCATTAGCATATGAAGGCGGACACAACAGACTGGGCACAGCAAACTTAAAAGTGTACACAGGATTGAAGAAGGATGACTACTACAATCTGTTAGCAGACAGCCAAGTGCTGTTCAATTGTGCACTACAAGATTGGACTAGCAACACTGTAAGTGAGGCAGACACGTTTGGTACACTCACACTGTTTCCTGCTTACAGAAGTTTTCCAGAAGTGTTTGCAAACAATCACAACCATTTGTACACACCTTGGAGTATTGAGGATGCTGTAGAAAAGTTAAAAAGAATGTTTGAAAGCATTGACAACGATGACTTATCAAAGTATAATATTGGTAAGATATCAGAATACCAAAATGGTACAATTGACCGTACACTAGATGTACTGGAAGGTAACGGAGAGCGATGGGCAAGGAATGATTGGGATTTCCGTAAGCATGTCGCAAGAGCAAAATATGAATAGTCAAGATCAAAAAACAGTTTTAGTAACAGGCGGTAGTGGTTACATTGGCGGCATGGTATGTCGCTTGCTGGTAGATAGTGGTCACAATGTGATCAATATTGACAGACGCAAAAAGGACATACCAGGTGTAACACTGTATCCGTTTGACATTGAAAGCAAGCAGATTGACGGTATTATCAAGCTCACAAAGCCTGATACCATCATGCACTTTGCGGCGGACCACGAAGTTGGTCGCAGTGTGTTAGAACCTGACGTGTTTTACTGGAACAATGTAAGCAACACTATCTATCTGCTGAACAGTGCAGTGCGTAACGGTGTTAAGAACTTTATATTCAGTAGCTCAAGTTCCGTGTACGGTGACATCACTGAGTTTCCTACCACAGAAAACTCACCTAAGGCTCCAATGAGTCCATATGGTAAAACCAAGAGCATGGTTGAAGACATGCTAGAAGATTATGCCGTTGCACACAACATCAACTATACTGCACTGAGATATTTCAATGCGGCAGGTGCTGATCCTGAAATGCAACACGGTTATAATCAAGAAGCGGCTAGCCACATTATTCCAATTGTGTGCAGAGCTATTCTAAATAAAGAGCCGTTCGAAGTGTTTGGCGACGATTACGACACAGCAGATGGTACTTGTGAAAGAGACTATACTCATGTGTTTGACATTGCTACTGCACACTTGGCGGCTATGCACTACTTAGATGACGGCGGCGAAAGCGGCATATTCAACATTGGTGCTAACGGTACTAACAGCGTGAAACAAGTAATTGATGCATTTGAACGCATCACTGGCGAACAAGTACCACACACGATTGCAGAACGTAGAGCAGGCGATCCGCCTAAAACATGGGCGGACAACACCAAAGCCAGAGAAGCATTTGGTTGGGAGCCACAATACGGTCTCGATGATATTGTTAGTCATGCTTGGGCATGGGAGAGCAAGAATCATAAAAACTAAACCAAGACATCCTCGTCTTAAACTCGGAGAAAATACATGAAAAAATACGAAGAAATAATCCAGCGATGCAAGAACGCTGATAAGCGGTTCTGGGCTGGTGATAACATTAGTCGCCTTATTCAGGACGGCGAAAAAGATCAACTTATCGACGAAGCAACTGAAGCGTTTGAGCAGGTGCTTGATTGTCTAATCATTGATAGACACAATGACCCTAACTCGGAAGGCACTGCACGTCGACTTGCTAAAATGTACTTCAATGAAATCATGGCAGGACGTTATGATCATGCACCTAGTGCAACGGCATTTCCTAACGATAGCGAAGATCGTTATGAGGGTATGCTAGTAGTACGTTCTGAACTAAAAAGCATGTGTTCGCACCATCACCAGCCAGTAGCAGGTACTGCATACATTGGTATTATTGCTAGTGAGAAACTAATCGGACTCAGCAAGTACACACGCATTGCACAATGGTGTGCTAGACGTGGTACACTGCAAGAAGAACTTGCAAATGATATTGCACGTGAAATTGCAAAAGCAACAGGTGCAGAACATTTAGGTGTTTACATTCAAGCAACACACGGTTGTTGTGAGAACCGCGGTATTATGGCACATAGTTCACTTACACAAACAACAGTACTCCGTGGTGCGTTTAAAGATGATCCTGGCACAAAGAAAGAGTTCTTTGACAACATCAAACTACAGCAGGAGTTTGCGTGTGGCAAGTAATGTGGCGATCAGCACAAGAGGACCTCGCAATACACTGGTATTGGACAGAAACTGTGTACCAATTGCAGATGTTTGCGACCAGTTGTGCATAGGTGGCGACCACAGGTTGATACAACGTAGGTTTGCTATCAACATGGACGAAGTGTATGCATGTGCAGAAGCATGGACAGATGTAAGAAAAATAACATCAGATGATTTTATCACTCTCAGTGTGTACGAAAACAATGGAGAGTTTGATGTACAAACAACAGGCATCAGCGATTGGGTGTTTCTCAGTTTACTCAGCTTGGGCAGATTGAGTCACCCTGAGATAGACAATCCTGCTACTCAACATGCATATGGCTTAGAATCAATTATCACAGACTGCTGTTTTGATATTGTAGCAGGTCAAGATCATTATAAAATGAGCGAGCTACACGAATGTGTGTTTGGCGAGTTTGAAAAAAAGTTTCACAAGGTTGATGCAACGCTAGCAAGGCAGATACTGAGATGGCTTAAAATAGATGAGGACACTATAAATGAACTCTCAGAATGATATCATAAAGTATTCCGAAACTTTTTACTCAGCACAAGGGGAAGGTCAGTATATTGGCATTCCTAGTTTGTGGATGCGCTTCTTTTTGTGTAACTTACAATGTCATGGGTTTGGACAAGAAGATCCAACTAATCCAGATACATATGAATTACCGTTTGAAGAGATTGATATTTCTAACATAACTGATGTACGTGACTTGCCCGTGTTTGACAAAGGCTGTGATAGTTCATATACTTGGAGTAGAAAGTACAGACATTTGATCACAAATAGAACTGTGCAACAAGGTGTAGACGAGCTTACTGCGCTGTTACCAGGCGGTAAGTTTCAACATCCTGTTAGCAAGCAGTGGGTACACATGGTGTTCACCGGTGGCGAACCTTTACTACATCCTACTCAGCCAGGTATCATTGGTGTGTTAGAAGAGTTCAAGAGAAGAGATAACTTCCCACGCAATGTAACTGTAGAAACAAACGGAACTCGTGAACTAAGCGACGACTTGTTTTACTACATACAAAACAATTTCACAGATGTAGCAGACAGAGAATGGTATTGGAGCCTATCGCCTAAACTGTGGAGCACAGCAGGTGAGAAGTCTAAACGTGCTATCAAGCCAGAGTTTGTTGCACAGTATGCAAAATGTACACCACATGGACAATTAAAGTTCGTGGTAAATGGGTCAGAGGAAAGTTGGCGTGAAGTTGAAGAACATACAAAAGCATTCCGTGATGCTGGTGTTGATTATCCTGTGTGGATCATGGGCGTCGGCGGCACCTTGGAAGGACTTAAGATTACTGAGGCAGACATTGCCGATGAGGCCATTGCCAGAGGATATAATTATTCCAGCCGTGTGCACGTTCACATATACGGCAATGCTATAGGCAAGTAAATGCAGTACACCAAAACAGTTGACACAAAGTATATGATAATATATAATAAGTGTATTGGAGTATAACTATGAAGAACATATTACCTTTTTATATGCACCCTAGCAGTTGGGGCAAGAAAGGATTAGACAGAGATATTGCTGAAGCAAAGTACAATCTTGGCGACGGCGAAGAGTTCGAAGCAAAGAAGGAAGAGCTTGAACTTGCTGACGAAAAGTCAAAAGCAACTGAGGCCGGTGAGCCGTGGGTGAATGTAATCAAGATGGGTATCAACCCAGACAACGTTGTACAAGGTTACTTTGAATTAGATTGGAACGACGAATTTGTTAAGATGTTAAGCGATGCAGGTATTACTGGCGCCTCAGACGAGGACATTGTTAACAAATGGTTTAATGGTGTGTGTCGCACTGTGTTATTAGACGCAGAGCGAGATTTAGATTACGGTATGCAACAGCAAGGTAGGGATGATGTCATCGTCACAAACAGCAAGCAAAGCAAAGAATAGTTTGGCAACGTTGATGCAAGCGGTAGAACCTGTGATCAAAGAACACGTTGCTGACATGGAGCCTGCTGTGATTGATTACATACTGGCAAACTATAGGAACTATCTCAAGATCAACCTAGAGCCTGATTTTGAGAAAGCAAAAACAACCAACTACAAAGATTCACCATTTGATGATTTACTAAAGGACTTTGACAATGGCTAATTACATACTGGTAGACAGCCTCAACATGTTCATGCGAGCCAAGCATGTGGGTGGCGGTAAGGACATTGACATGCGTGTGGGCATGGCCATGCACATCATGTTCAACAGTATTAAGAAAGTGTGGAACGACTTTAATGGCGATCACATTGTGTTCTGTTTAGAAGGACGTAGTTGGCGCAAAGACTTTTATCCTCCATACAAAGCAAATCGCAAAGTTATCGCAGACAAGCGCACACCCAAAGAACAAGAAGATGATGAAATGTTCTTTGAGAGCTACAATGCAATGGTTGAGTTTTTCAATGACAAAACAAATGCCAGTGTTATTCGTTGCCCGCAAGCAGAAGCAGATGATTTGATTGCTACATGGATACAGCAACACCCGGATGACAATCACATCATCATCAGCACAGACTCTGACTTTTATCAATTGCTTGCACCTAATGTATGTCAATACAATGGCACAACTGATCAGATTGTGAGCCTAGACGGATTTCTCAATGCGAAGACCGGTGAACGTGTGATTGACAAAAAGACAGGCAAAGAAAAAGAAGTACCCAATCCACAGTGGATGCTGTTTGAAAAGTGTGTACGTGGCGATAGTTCAGATAATGTGTTTAGTGCATACCCCGGTGCTAGAAAGAAAGGCAGTAAGAATAAAACAGGCATGCAAGAAGCATTTGAAGACATGGGTAGAGGTGGGTTCAACTATAATAACTTTATGTTACAGCGTTGGACAGATCACGAAGATGTAGAACATCGTGTCAAGGACGACTACGAGCGTAATCGTATACTGATTGATCTCACACAACAACCTGATGAGATTAAACAACACTGCCAGCAAGTAGTAAATGAGGCAGTAAATAAAGAGCCGGTTAGAAATGTGGGAATACATTTTATGAAGTTCTGTAATCAATGGAACCTTGTAAAATTGACTGATGCCGCCACTGAATTTGGCACGATGCTAAATAGCGATATAAGAAACTTAAAATCGGAGGACAACAATGTCATGGTGGCACAAACTGAAAGCATGGCTAATTAGTTTCTGGAGCAAACCAGAACCCATTGAGCCAGAGCAACCTCAACCCACAGTGGTTGATGTAATGAAGGACGATACTGACCCTAATGAAGTCACAATAGAAAATGCATACAAGACAAGATGGATATGGTATCACACAATATTAGCAATAGAAATTTTCATGACAAACTTGCTACTGGTAGCAATATTGGTAATACTAGCAATCAAACTATGATTTGGACAGACACAGAAAAAGCACAATGGATTCTAGAAAACGGTAATCCCAAGTTAGCATGGATCTTTGAAAGAGTTGACTCAACTGTATACAAAAGACCGATAGCACCAGACGGTGAATCATTGCCGCCGTGGATTAGCAAGGAAAGAGAAGTTGTTAAAACAGACGCAAAACCGGAGACACACTATTATGGGTAAAGTAGATTATAATAAAACTATGTTGCAACAGATTTCTGATGTTGCATGGCTTGTACATCAAGGCGAAAACAAGTTGGGTATTCTCAACAAAGACGTCCAGGATCATTACTTCTACATCACCGGCAAAGAGTTGTTGGAGTTTGATAACGATAACCAAGTGCAAGAACACTTTGGTAATGTTAAACTGTTTGAAGAACAAATTGGTACCAGTGCCAAAGTACAGGATACTTATTATATTGGTGGATACGCTGTAGACTACCCTGATCCGTTTGCGATCGAAGAAGGTCATCCAGACTACAATCCAGACTTGCCACTGTACAGCAAAATAGAAGGTAACAGTGTGTATTACTCTGCAGGCTATTACTGCATCAATTTTGAAAAAGGCTGGAAACAAGCCAACTCACCCAAGTTAGCCACACTTGAAAAGTATGGATACGAAGGTCCTTACAAAACTGAATTAGAGATGCGTCAACGTTTGCGTTTCTTAAACAAGCAAAAAAGAGAAACTTCTAAATGAACAGTGTGCAAGACGTTATTGCATACTTAAACAATTTAAAAGTACAAGGCATAACCAAAGCAACATTCAGCACACAGGGCCTGCTAGACGCACTACAAGCGTCTACAAGCAACGTACAGCAACGCAGTGTATCAAAACGCAAAGATGGTTATGTAGACGGAGGCGGGTTCGATGAGCCTTCAAGCACCTGAAGAGTGTGGTTATAATTGGGTGTATGCACACAAGTTTTGTTTGAACACACACGGTGTTCCAGGAACACTCATTGAATTGATGAACCATATATGCCAATCAAAATGGGGTTGGCATTTTATTCCCCATGATGATATGAATTATCATCGTGAGGATTGGTACGAAAATCAGACAGCATATATCTCTTTTGAAGATCCTATAGACTTGGCAAATGTTATACTAACAGCAGAACTATAAATCATTAAAACTGTGTTTTTTAGATAAATACATATATAATTGTATTACACCAGGAGACACACAGTGAGCAGACCAAAGCCAACTATACTGCTAGAAGCAGTAAACAGATCATCGTACAAAGCAGAGCAAGTGCTGAAAGCAGAAGCAATCTACTCTGTGTTTTATCAAGGCAGTCCTATTAATCTTAGAACGCTTAATACTTTGGTAAGTTATCCAGGTCCCAAATACAAAAAAGTGTCATTCTCAAATCCAGGTCATGCATTCAACTTAGCCAGCAGATTAAACAAGATATTCGACACACAAGAGTTTTGTGTGGTAAAACTAACGCAGGGTGATGTAGTACAAGAACACGAAATCTAAGATAAATATGTAATATGCTGAGCTTGCATGATTACATATTACAGACAATCAGAACCAGTTGTATCCGTGCTATAAACGGCAGAGTCGATACCACTGATGTTGAGATCACTGATCATCAGATATTCAACTGCATATTTTCTAACTACAGAAAAACTTCTACAAAACATCTTGGACTGCGACTCACGTATTTAGGATGCACTATGATGAAGAGACACTTTGTTGAATACAAGTATGCAATAACCACTGCACCATCAAATCAATCACTCATAATGCTTGACAAAAAGATGGAATGGCCGTATTATATAGGAAAGACCAGTATTAGTTTCTTTAACGAAATTGATGCCAGTTGGTTCAAGTTAACTGGCAGTGACATAATCAAGTTTTCAGAGGATTTGTAATGGACACCTTGATGCTGAATAAGGATGCATCTCCCATTAGTGTTTTGCCACTAAGTGCAGTGAGTTGGAAAGAAGCAATCAAATACATGTGCATGGATCGAGTCACTGTGCTCGAGTGGTACGATGACTGGATTGTGCACAGTGCAAATTGGGAAACTCGTGTGCCAGCAGTAATGATGGTCAAAGAGTATGTTCGAAAGAACAAGTATCCGAGATTCTCTAAATTCAATGTTACATTGCGAGATAGATTTCAATGTCAATATTGTAATACAAATGTAAGCACAACAACTGTTACTATGGATCATGTTTATCCAGTTAGTATGGGTGGTAAAACTTGTTGGGAAAACATTGTAGCAAGTTGTATGAAGTGTAACACCACCAAAGGAAGTAAATTAATCAAACCTAGCAGAGAACCTTATAAGCCAACTTATTACGAATTGGTTGCTATTCGAAAAGGACTGCCGTTTGAAATTAAACACCCTAGTTGGGAGGACTATATCTAATGGGCGATGTAATTGACTTTAAACGCAAAGAACCAGATAAAAAACCAAAGAGTGCTGAACTAATTGCCAAAGCAATTATTGATCATATCACTGTATCAATCGATGATGGGCCTCATTTTGTTATTTCAGAGGACGAGTTGGTTGCATTGGGCTTGCCGGATATGAAATCGTTTGAGGAATCAATGAATGATAAGCGTCTAAACGACCTACATGATGCCAGTTTTGACATTCAGATATTAGCAGAGGAAACACCTGAGATTGCAGAGTATGCCACTAAAAAACTGCAAGATCTCTACAAAATGTTAGAAATTTACAAAAATAACCTCAAAAAAGGTTGACCAATCCGCAGTTTCATGTATAATTGTATACAAGTTGTGCAATAACGCACGGCTGATAACTAAGGTAAATTAGGAGGTCTTAAATGACTAACACTGTAACCAAAGAGTCAAAAGTACTTGCGGCTCTTCAATCAAATGACCGTGGTCTTACTGCGGCACAAATCGAGTCACGCTTCAACGTAGGCAACGCTCGTTCAACTGTATCAGCACTTCGTATGAAGGGCTTTGCAATCTATGCTAACCAGCACACCGACACCAAAGGTCGTACCAAGACTTTTTATCGTCTCGGAACTCCTTCACGTCGTGTTGTAGCGGCTGGTTATCGCGCTCTCGCTAACGGCGAAGTCTAATCACAATCACGTGATGCAGAAAAGGGCGTCTACGCCCTTTTTTGTTGACAAAAATTATACTACATGTATAATTACTTAATACAAACTTGAGTGGTCTTTCGTAAATTGGGTTAGGCGTAGTCCTTGTAAATTCCCAGAGTGGACTGTTTGTATGCGGAGTGGTAGTTCAGTTGGTTAGAATACCTGCCTGTCACGCAGGGGGTCGCGAGTTCGAGTCTCGTCCATTCCGCCATTTGCTCCCATCGTCTAGTGGTCTAGGACACCGCCCTTTCACGGCGGGAACAGGGGTTCGAACCCCCTTGGGAGTACCAATTTTATGAGGGTGTTATGAAACTGTTTGAACAAACCAAAGACATGTTGATGCCAGTGTTGGAAAACAACAAGCGTGTTGGTATCATGTTAAGCGGTGGGTTAGACAGTGGCACACTTACTTGGTGTTTGTGCAAAATAGTGCAGGACCATGACCTAGACAACATAATCACACTTTATACATCTCCAAGACCTGATAACAGCATCACGCATGCTGACAACATGAGCAAAGCCATTCAGTCCAACCTAGGCATCAAGCTCAAACACAAAATGCGTGGAGATGGTAACGCACATCACAGCCAGCAAGTGTGGACTGGCATGCAGGTTGCCATGATGGAAAATGATGTGGTGTTTACTGCTGAAACAGCACAGCCAGATCACATGCAATCAAACCATTTTGAGCGTTTGCGTGTGGACAGTGAAAAAGCATGCCAACCTTTTTTCGATCTCACCAAAGACTTCACAGTAGGATTAGCCATTGAGCAAGGCCTGGATTTTGTGATGGAGTTGAGTCACAGTTGCACAGAAACTGCCGATGTTAGATGCGGAGTGTGCTGGTGGTGCAGGGAAAGAGCGTGGGCATTTGAAGCAAATAACCACACAGATCCAGGGGTGCTGTAAGTCATTGATTTTATTAGAGAAAATTTTTTTAAAAAATCTAACAAAATCAAGCACTTATATGGTTGACTTTTCTGCTCCTTTTGCTATACTAGTATTGTTAGTTAGGAATCAGGAGTAGAAAGCATGTCAAAATTAGTTATCCAAACGCAACACCGTGAGAACTATGGCGCCCATGATTGGGACGGCAAGGGCCAGTGCCCTCAGTACTGGAAGTTCAAGGGTGGCAACACCTACGTGGTGCGTGACTTGAGCTCTGCTCACATCAACAAGATTGCCGATCAAGGCATTCCCACTCTCACCAAGCTCATTGAGAGCAAAAGCGAAGCCTTTGAGGAGTACATCTTGGGCTGGGAGATCGTTGAGGACTCTGCTAAAGAGTGTGACGATTGGGATTCTGTAATTGAGTTCCAGTGGACGATGGACCGCTGGACTTGTTTGCGTGTCACCAACAATGACGAGTTTGGTTATATGCGTCGTGAAATCCTTGCCAAAAGCGAGCAGTGGATTCCGCTGGAAGAGGGTGACCGTTCAGATTATAAATGTCAGTACAAGACTGCCAAAGGGTGGTGTACTGCCGAACAGTTAGCTGATCAGTTGGAGGCGGCGTAATGAGTTGGAATTTAGAAGGTTTGGCAGTAGAAGCAAGTTACCTAGACATTCCGGTAGCAGGCAAAGTCATTTTGAGCCGTGTCAAGTATGGCGGTGGCATCAACCATCACGTTGAGCTGTTTAACAGCATCAAAGACGGTCCCATCTATCGCCCAGCAGGCGATGTGGTCATTATTAATCACAACAGTGTGACCCGGGTGATGGAGGCCGCGTGATGATGTCATTGTTCAACCGAATCAAGTCTGCCTATCATAAATTAGAAATGCGTTTCATTTTGTGGCGTACCAAACGTATACTTGATTCAGTTGATCGCAAAATGGCAGAGCATTACAAACTTCAACAAGAATTAAAAAAGAAAGGAGAAGAGCTATGATCATGGAAACCAAACAGTTTGTGTATGACGTTGATCTCACCTTTGATCAGAACTTCAATGAGTGGTTCTATCAGTGTAACGATGAGCGTGAGCAGTGGGGAGAAGAGCTGTTAGATCGTGATGATGCACTTGCTCAATTCAAAGTTTTTTTCAGAGATAGCATCAAAAACGGTTGACTTTGTGTCAATTGATGCTATTATAGTATTGTTAGTTAGATATTTGGTAGGAGAAATACATGGAACTTTCAGTTAAACCCAGCAACGCAGTAAACATTCTTGGTCGTAGTGTAAAGGCTAAGAAACCCATTTTCTTGTGGGGTGCACCCGGTATTGGTAAGTCCGATATCGTTCAGCAGATTACCGAGTCGTTAGATAACGCTATCATGATTGATATGCGATTGGCTCTACTTGAGCCCACCGACTTGCGTGGTTATCCTTTCCGCAACCCCGAAACAAACACCATGGAGTGGGCACCTCCAGCAGACTTGCCTACTCAAGAGATGGCTGATCAGTACGACACTATTGTGTTGTTCTTAGACGAGCTCAACAGTGCACCTCCCAGTGTACAGGCGGCTGCCTATCAGTTGGTGCTGAACAGGCGTGTAGGTCAATATCACTTGCCAGACAATGTTGTGATCATTGCGGCTGGTAACCGTGAGACTGACCGCGGTGTTACTTACCGTATGCCTGCTCCGCTTGCTAACCGTTTCCGTCATGTTAACATGACCGTTGACTTTGGTGATTGGCTTAGTTGGGCAATGAACAACGATGTCCATCCTGACGTTATTGGTTATCTTTCATACGCCAAGCAGGATCTGTTTGACTTTGATCCTAAGAGCAGTTCACAGGCATTTGCTACTCCTCGTTCGTGGGTTAGCGGTGTGAGCAACATGCTGTACACCGAAGGCTTCGAGGATGCAGATATCTCTGAACAGAAGGCGGAGATTGCAGGTGCAGTTGGCGAAGGTATGAGCGGCAAGTTCATTGAACATCGTAGGATTGCTGGACGCTTGCCTAACCCTGCAGAAGTTCTAGAGGGCAATGTGAAGAAACTTGATCCTTCGCTTGGTAATGAGATTTCGGCCAAGTATAGCCTGGTAGTAGGTCTCACTTACGAGCTCAACGAAGTGAACGAAAACAGCAAAGGCGATTTCAAGAAGTTTTTCAACAATGCGGCTCGATTTGCATACGACAACTTCGACCCCGAAATGGTAGTGCTGATGTTCAAGACTATCATGAAGGACTACAAGATCAAGTTGAATATCCGTACCGATCTTGACAAAGACGTGTACAAAGTATTCAGCGAGCGATACACTAAGTATATCGCTTAATCAGTTTCACTGGGCGCCTACTCCTCCTACCTAACTAAGATGCCCAGTGTTAGACCCCCCGCAAGGGGGGTCACCTTATACAAATCAATGACTTACAGCAGTTCAAAACGGTTGACAATACACCAGAATTTGCTATAATAGTTATATAAGTTAGGAGAGTAAGTATGTCAACAGCAACCGATGTAAGCAAGCGTAGCACGTCAGCAGACGGTGTTACTATTCCCGAAACTACATTAAGCGGCGAGGCTGTACAAGACCTCCTTATTCGCGCCAAAGTTAAATTGCTGATCAACCAGCCCTTCTTTGGTAACATTGCTACCCGACTCAAGTTTATTGACGCTACCAAGTGGTGTCCTACTGCCGCAACAGACGGCAGAAACTTTTACTACAACAAAAACTTCGTTGCCGCATTGCATGCAAAGTCCGAGGAGCAGGTAACGTTCCTTGTTGGACACGAAGTGCTCCACGCAGTATATGATCACATGAATCCCGAGATGATGGGTAAACGCGATAGGCGTCTTGCTAACATTGCTCAAGACTATGTTATTAACGGTGACCTAGTTGAAGCCAACATCGGTGAGTTGATTAACTTGGTACAGATTTGTCACGATTGGAAGTATCGTGGCAAGAGCTGGTTAGAAGTTTACGACGAGCTGTTCAAAGAAGCAGAAGAAGAAGGTCGTGTACAGTACGTGGAGACTCTCGATGTACACTTAGACGGTGATGGTGAAGGTGAAGGCGGCGAGCCTAAAGATGCACCCGGCGAAGGTGACAACGATGGTACTAACGGTCCTATCAAGTATAGCGACGAAGAGAAGCAACAGATCACAGACGAAATGAAGAATGCTGTGATGAACAGCGCCAAGGCAACCGGTGGTGCTGGTAACTTGCCTGGCGGTGTACGCAAACTGCTCAAGGACTTGTTGAACCCTCAACTGAACTGGCGTGAACTTATTGCAATGCAGATTCAATCAGTGATCAAGAGTGATTACACAATGATGAATCCGAGCCGCAAAGGTTTAGATGCAGGCTTTTACTTGCCTGGTATGGACTATGATGAGACTATTGACATCGTGGTTGCACTGGACATGAGTGGTTCTATCATGGACGAAATGGCACGTGACTTCCTCAGTGAAGTTAAAGGTATCATGGATCAATACACCAACTACAAGATTCATTTGTTCTGCTTTGACACCAGTGTGCATAACCCAGAGGTGTTCACAGAGAACAACATGGAAGAGTTTATGGACTATGAGTTGGGCGGCGGTGGCGGCACAGACTTCGATTGCTGTTTCAACTTTATGAAAGAAGAAGGCATTTTGCCCAAGAAGTTTATCATGTTCACAGACGGTTATCCTTGGGATAGTTGGGGCGACGAGTCTTACTGTGACACACTGTTTATTGTACACGGTGGCGGTTATGGAGAGCCTCCTGTAGCACCGTTTGGTATCACTGTTCCTTACGAGAGGGAGAATGCGTAATGAGTAAGAAGTATGCAATCATTGAGGGCTACGGCAAGTTAGTTGTGCCTGTAAGCATGTTGGAAAAGATTGCTAGCGAATGTTTCTTGGGTAGGACCGAATATGTAGAGGGCAAAGACCACTTAACAGAGGTTGTGCCAGTTGGTAGAGTTGAGCTGATTGATGCTCGTGACATTGAGGACGCTAAAGCGCAGATGGCTTTAAGCGGTAAGTGAGGTGTATATAAAACTAATGCAACCTTGGAATATCATACAGAAATTAGAAAGCGATAACAGTCGCTTGTTCAAAGAAGAAGTTGTTAGCAATTTTATTGGCGACAGCAAGTTTAGGCACGGGCTAATGAAAGCATTAGACCCGTTGGTGACGTTTGGTGTAAAGGACGTTCCTGTCAAGAAAGACCCCACTGGAGAAGGACTCAATTGGGACGACTTTGAGCAACTGGCATTGGATCTGGAAGAGCGTGTGCTCACAGGGCATGCGGCTCGTGATGCTATCCTAGTAGCAATGGCTAAAGCCACACAAGAAGAATGGAATGATTGGTATCGCCGAATCCTTATTAAGGATTTACGTTGTGGTGTTTCAGAAAAGACTGTGAACAAAGTAGCACCAGGCACTGTGCCTGTGTTTGGTTGCATGTTAGCACACGATGGCGCAAAACATGAAAAGAAAATTGCAGGAGATTGCTTCATTGAATACAAGTATGACGGTGTGCGTGTTATTGCTATTGTGCAAAATGGCAGTGCTACTCTTTATAGTAGGAACGGAAAACTTCTCAGTAACTTCCCACATATCGAAGCCGCACTCAGCAAACCCGAGTTCAACGGTATTGTTTTTGATGGCGAGGTGATGAGTGAGAACTTTCAAGCACTTATGAAGCAAGTGCACAGAAAGGAAGGAGCACAAACCCAAGATGCATATCTAGCAGTGTTTGATATATTACCTTACGCTGAGTTTACAGACGGGGTTAGCAAAGAAACTGCCGCAGTTCGTAGACACAGACTTGAGGCATTCCCAATGTTGTTTGATGATTGTATCCGTGTAGTGGATGCAACTCGTGTTAATTTAGACACAGAAGAAGGCCGCACACAGTTTGCAGACATGAACAAACGTGCACTAGAAGAAGGCTATGAGGGCCTCATGATCAAGCCTACTAACGCACTGTATCATTGCAAGCGTTCGCATGCTTGGTTAAAGATCAAACCATTCATAGAAGTAACTCTCACTGTTGTAGCAGTAGAAGAAGGCACAGGAAAGAACGAAGGTTTATTAGGTGCTCTTGTTGTTGAGGGAGAAGATGATGGCAAGTTCTTTCACCTCAATGTAGGTTCAGGTCTAACTGATTCTGATCGAGAACAGATTTGGGCGAACAAAGACTCAGTGATTGGGCAACTTGTAGAAATCAGAGCCGATGCTGTAACCATCAGTCAAGATCATCATGCATACAGTCTGAGGTTTCCGAGGTTCAAAACCTTTAGAGGATTCGACATAGGAGAGAAATTATAATGTTTGAGAAGTTAGCAGATTGGATGAACATCTGTAAAGTGCATTGGAAAGAAATCTTTGCCTTATCTTTTTTGATGCATTTTGTTTTTGATATAGTTATTTTCTATGCAGGTTATGTATTAGGGAGATTGCACTAATGGGTAACTTTGTTCAACTAGGAGTCAGTAACAAACTGGATTTGTATGATTTTGAAATGCTACAGGGCACAGATCTGTTAGCAAAGATGATGAAAAATAGATTGGTTGTTTACTTTGATGTAAGTACACCAAACGCAACTGTTAACGCTGTTGAAGATTTTATCGAATTGAATACAAAAGCATTGTGGTACAAGCGCACTGGTCCTACCAGTCGATATGTGGTTTACTATTTTGAGCAAGCCTCAGAGCATCAATATGTAGCAAGCATGATCCAACAGATGATCAAATAATTACCAAAAAAATTCATCACCCAAACCAGTATTCATTAAATACTATTAGAATTAACCATTTCCTAAGGAGTAAAATATAATGGCTAAACAAGAAGCAGTAGCAGAAGAAGCAGTAGCGGCAAGCGAAGCACCAGCTGAGCAAGCAGTACCTGAGAGCATCAGTCTCAACGACCTACAGTTACTTTTACAGATTGTTGACCTAGCAAGCAAGCGTGGCGCATTTGGCGGCGCAGAGCTCACACAGGTTGGCGGTATTTTTGACAAATTAAATGCGTTCTTATCGTACGTTGCTGAACAGCAGGCAGCCGCGGCAGAAGCAGAAGAAGGTGACGAAGAAGCCTCACCTGAGGAGTAAGTTATGGCTGGAATCATGAAACACGTTGGTAAGTATGGCGATAAGAAATGCATTGTTGTATTTCGAGAAGTACCAGACGAACCAGAAAATTGCTTGATTGTTCTCAGTGACAGTTTACCTGAGCTCGAGCACAACGACTTTATGGAAGTTATCGGTAGCCTAGAAGCACAGGGCACAGGTGATGTCAGTAATGTATTAAACAGACGTCAGTTCACCAATGGTGAGAACATGCTGAACTACTTGCACTTCAATAAGAAAATTACCAAAGTGCCTGTTGGTTTAGTCAGCCTAACACCCACAGCAACAGATGTTATCCCTCTTGCGGACGTAAACGCTGAGCTGAGAAAACTGGAAAACGATCCTGTTCCACCCAAGACTGATCCAGCACATTTAGCCGAAGGGCAAGCTCGTGCAGTTCAAACTGACGTAAGTGGTGCAGAAGGTTTAATTTTACAAGCCGATCTCATGGAAGCAGATGCTAAAGCAATGATTGCCGAAGCAGAAGCAAAGCGAGCACAGGCTTATGAGTTAGATCCAAGTCTCAAGCCTAAGCGTGGTCCTGGTAGACCTCCTAAAACTGCCAACTAGTAATAAATACTAGTAATAAAACAAATAAAGAGGGAGATGGTGTGCCTACTAGTAAAGGTCCAGAAGTTGTTATATTAGGCAAAGGTAAAAAAGCAGATCATAAAGAAACACACGATCTCATCAAAGAAATCCAACCAAGCTCTGTTCCTGCAGAGCTGTTGGATAGCGTTTTTATTACCTTAGTTGATGAAAGCAGATACAAAGTAGATTCACAATACCTTGATCAAGGTATTGACTACACTCGAATCGAAGAACAAATGAAGAAGCTAGGACTCAAAGGGGACATCGCTCTCATTGAAGTTGTAGTGGATCTAGATGCAGTAAAACAAGAATTAACTTCTGTTAGTCATGCTGTACTAGATTCTTTGTTTGATGAAGATTAGAAAACTATCCACGCCTTCGCCCCAAGATCCATTTGAATACACTGTTCAAGTTCATTGGGACGATTATCAACTTAGTCGTAGAAGGCGTAATCAAACAATCCTCCGAAACATAGACCGATTAGGTATAGATAGAAAAGATATCGCATACAGATACGATATTGTTATTGACGCAACTGTTGTGCACTTTAAGAATAAAATAGACGGCGTTGATTTCTATGTTACCATGGGTATGTGATACACAATAAAACAATAGCCACATAAGTTAATGTGTGTAGCAATTGATCTATTCCATGCAGTATCCAATACTCCTGCTGTGCAGGATTAGGCTGTCTCTGACGCATTACATTGCTTTTAACGTAGTCTATGTGGTAATGGACTACACTATCCAGCACTGCGTACAAAAACGCTGTAGAGACGCTTACAAACGGTGCTAGGGCTATAAATGTGCCCACTCCATGTAGTTTACTGTGCAGTACTCCTCCAAGTGCACCATAGTTTGCTTTGTCTTTGATCATATATCCTGTTTGCACAAAGTAATCAAACACAATGTGCTTGCCTAGTAAGGCAGTTAATATCCAAAATTCTATCATTGTTCGAAGTCCTCAAAAAGATCTAATTGACGATGTATTGTGTTCATGCTTTGATACCTTTTGAGATCTTCTGCTGATTTGATTCCAAACTGTCCGTAGTATCGATGCAAGCGAGGGCAACCCATTTTGTGTACTGGTAATGTGCCATCACATATCTCGCATCTGCCTTCCAATTTGCTTTGTACAACATCTATATCGTCCATCATTTATATCCAATCTGCATAAAACGTGTGTACACCGGAGTCACCAATTCTCCAGAATACAGTACATCACTGAGTGGATATTTTTGCTCTACTTGTTGCATGTCTTCGCAGATGTTAACGTGCCCTGCAAAGTCAGGTGAATTGTTTGTTTGCATAATAATAAGTTGATCTGATCCTGCTGAGTCAAACCAACTTGTGTCCATGTGCTCACAACTGGTGTTCACTAACCAGTCTGGGGTAACAGTGATTAGTTCGCCACCTGTTTGAAACTCCATGTGATGTGTATCCATCATAGACACATCTGCAACCACACCTTTGTATTTCCAACCATCTTCTAGGTGCAGTCTATTAAACATTTCGCTTTGTGATATTGCCACAGGATCTACATCAAAGCCGTATATGCGATTTATTTTAGTAGTTCTGTGTAACAGTGGTACTAAACTGCCTATCCAACAACCTAATACTGCCACAGTATCTGGCCTGAGGTTTTTGGTATTTGCTAACACCTGTAGCACATTGATCAACCATATTTTACTTACAACTTGACCTAGTGAGAAAGCATCCTTGGGAAACAAACCGCTGTTGATCTGTTCAACATAGGTAGGCGGGAACGTGCCCATTTGGTCACTCCATTTGCGTACATCATCCCAAGTGTCAAGCTCTATTCTCATACTGTTCCTGTAACCATTCGTAATCATTTATCTTGGCAATTTTCAATGGTTTGTTAGCAAACTGTTTTGCGTATGCAACGCCTTCTTCGGCGCCTGCTTTTGCTTCGTGTCTGAAGTCAGCATCTGGCACAGGATGCAACCATCCTTCCAATCTCTTTTTGCTTTCGTCGTCACCGTTCATTGTGAGCTTAACACATTCTCTGAATGCACTACGCCATGTGCTGTATGCATCTGTATTAAAGCGTGTGATACAACTAACTTCAGGCATTGCTTTAAAGCGTGAGCTAAGTCCTGTTGTGAAGTCAAGTCCCCAACTGTTTGCGTCTAATACTTGCTGTGTGTTAAACAGTTTAACACCACCGTAACCATATTCCATGCCTGTGATTGGGTTTTTACTGTTCCACACATGTACCACATTCTGATCGTACACATCAGGCATATATGAGAAATCAAAGTCCTCGTCAATGTCTGCATCAGCATCAACTACCCAAAACATACTGCTTGAGACCTTTTTAGCCGCCTCTTGGTGCGCTGTAAAGATACCTTCTATGTCTTTGACCCAGTGCACATCAAAACGTCGCGAGAGACGCTTATATGCGTCCTCAGCGTATGGTTCGTGGTATGATAAGAACACTATTTCGTATGGCTTGTAAGTACAACCTGGCTTACGCACATACTGTAAGTTTCTAATCTTGTTTAAGAACAGTTCATCTGTGGTAAGCTCTGAGTAGTCGCCTGTGGTTGGCCATAAACGTAGTCCACCATAACTGTGTGTCTTGTTGCTGTGTGGATTCATACGTTGCCACACATGAACTTTGTGTGCGTTGCTCATTGCTGGCAGGAAGCCTGATGTGATAACATCTTCGTGTGCATCTACATCTCCATCCTTGGTCCACACAAAGCCGTGTGTGAGAGCCATCTCTGACATCTGCTCCAAGAACTGATCTTTGTTGATTGGACCAAGATCAATAACAGGGTATGTGGGCACACTACTGGCAACAATGTCTACTTTCTTGAGGTTTTCAAAACTGTTGTTGGTTATTTTGTCCACAGTGTATCCGTGTACACCCTTGAATGTGTTGCGTGGATACAATCTAATGTTTCTGTAATCGCCGTCTTCACTTTTAAACACATGCACATAACCTTCGTCGTACTTGGTTGGCACAAAGGAATCAAACTCCCAGTCGCCGTCTATGCGTGTGAAAGGATCAACTACCCAATACATTGATGTGTAACTTTGTTGATCAAACTTCTCTAATTGCTCAATCACATTGTCCTCTGGCTTGAGGTAGTACACATGGAAATCAGGCTGTGAACAACCAGGCTTATCAACATAAACCTGATCATCGATCTCATTCAATCTCAGTTTCTTGTCTGTTAAGTGTGTGGCGTCATAATCTGTGGGCCACAGTCTAAGACCGGAGTTGTTAATAACTTTGCCTTTGTGATTAACACGTTGCCACACATGCACTTTTTCTGGACTTGCTTCATCAAAGTCTGGAATAACACTTTTTGCTTCTTCGTCTAAACTTTGAGGATTAAACTTTTCGTGTAGTGTTTGACGGTTAACTTCTACGTCAGGGTCCACAGTCCACACATAAGGAATACCACGCTTGTGATATGTGTTCAGTGTGGTAGTGAGTTCGTCTACAGTGAAATCAATGAAGTCTAGCACAGGCCAACCTGGACGTAAACTGGCTGTTGCACTCATGCGTTTGACATCTTGCACAGGCGTAAAGCGATTGTATGCAACGTCTGCTTGGTTATATGAATGCCCTGGTGCAAATGTTCCTTTAGGGTACAGTCTCACATTTCTGTAAATACCGTCCTCGTCAGCAAACACATGTATCTTGTTAACGTCCCACTGTGTTGGATAGTAATCAAAGTTAAAGTCCTCATCTATGACTGTGAATGCATCCACTACCCAAAACATTCCTGTTTCGCATTGTGCATCAAAGTTTTCCAACTGTATGATTGTGTCGTGTTCTGGCGATATGTGAAACAGTGGATATTCTTTTTGCACACAGCCTGGTTCCATGATATACTTGGGTCTGCCTTTTGCTTGTGGCTTTTTAGGGCACAACATCACACCACCATAATCATATTGTTTGCTGGTTTTAGGATTTATCTTTTGCCACACATGAGTTTTACCTTCATTTAGGAAACTGCCGTCCCATTTCTCTGGCTGAAAGTCCCAATCAAAATCATCAACCACATCTACATCTGGGTCTACTACCCAGAACCAATCGTTCTTACAGTTTGCTCTACCTTCTTCTTCTGAAGAGAATATTTCATATGATGCTTCGAACAGATTGCGTAATTTGTCATGCTGTATGATTTGTGCGTGTTCGTACTTAACTGGCACAAGTCTAGTGCGTATGCCTGTGTCTCCAAATTCAAACTCATTGATACTGCGCTGATACTCCAATGGAGGTAACCAGTTGATATCGTCTGTGATACTTACTTCACTTTCCACTAACCAAAACATCTTGGTTGTGCTTTTTCTAGCATACTGTTCTAAATCTGCGTCTATGTTGTCTGTGTAAAATATATCGTAACGTACTGGGATAACACCTTCTTGATACTTCCACTTGGTTAGATCAAACTGTTTGTTCAGCAACCAGATACCACCAATGGTGAGAGGATCGTGTTCGAATGCTGAGTTTGCAAGTTCCGAACTGTACTTGTCCTCGACCATACCTGGAATATTGAACACATGGTTATAATCTGTTTCTCCACGTTGAGGAACAAAACGTAATTCGCCATTGATGTCGTAGTCCTTGTCTACTAACCAAAACCAATCTGTTTTTGATCTGTCAGCAAACTCTTGTATGAGTTCTTCGTCTAATTCGTCGTTGATGTAAAACACATCATATTGTACATCAGTGATGGGGCAGTCCAAATGCACCACTGTGCCGTTGTGTATGCGCTGTATAGCACTTTCGTAGTCACGGGGTACCAAACGTATACCACCTTCTCTGCCTGGATACTTGTCACGTAACTGATACGGCATGCGGAACTGATGTATAAAGTCCTGTTCAAAAGGATTAGGAACCCAGTCCAGTGTTTCTTCATTGATCTGATATGCTTCGTCTATGAGCCACACATACTCGTCTGTGTATTCATCACGCTGTGAATTATCATTTACATCTAATACACGCTTCACAGGATAACGTGCGGCGGCATCCAAGAACTTGTGGAACTTGACATCTGCTTCGCGCCAGTTACGAGGAAACAGTTTAACACCGCCTTCCTTTGCTGGATACTTGTGTTCTAATTGTCCACGCAAATGAAAACTGTGTATGAAGTCTGGTTCAAAATTACTGGGTGCCCAATCAATGCTGTGATCTATTTTGTACTCTGGATCAACACACCAAACGTGTGTTGCAAGGGGATTGCTTTTGAAATATTGTCCTGGCTTAACATCACGCAATATGTCAAAACGCTTTTTACACACCACACGATTCACTTGTTTTACTTCGCCTGAATCATTTACACGGGGTATCAATTTGATACCTCCATAGTTTGCAGTGTTCCACTTGAACTCGTGTGTGTAAATCTGATCCCACTGCTCCGGGCGGAAGTCAAACACAGTAAAGTCCACAATGTCTATGTTAGGTTCAACTACCCAGTACATGTTTGTGCCTGCTTGTTCAGCACATTCACTGAGTGTTTTAACTTGTACAGCACTGGGCACATTGTGTGCCATACGAGGATTTTCGCCTACATAGAATATGTCAAACTTACGTTTGCACACCACACGATCTATTTCTTTTACACCTGTGGGTTGACGTCTACTGGGATATAAATGTATACCACCGTATTTCTTCTCAGCCCATTTCCACACATGCTGGTACTTTGCATCATGCTCTGGTGGGCGATATTCAAACACTGTGTAGTCTGTAACTTCTACATTTTCTTCAACCAACCAATACATCTTAGTGTTACTGACTGCTTCGTTGGCATCTGAGATTTTACGAGCAAGTGGCAAATGACTTTTTAAGTTTTCATTTTCCCCTATGTAAAATACGTCAAACATTTATTCTTTATCCTCATTGAGTGTTTTGTATGTGTCAAACTTTATTTGTTCTAACAGTTCTGAAAGTTCGTCTATGTTGATCTTGTTACTGTCTATCATTTTTTTCACTGTTTGCAATTTAGCATCTATGTGAACCTGTATGTTGGTTAATTTATCTAGTACATCTCTGTTGGGATTGAGCTTGCAGTCCACAGTGTGTTCCGGTAGTTCTATGTTGCATAACCAACAACGACCTTCTAACACACGTTGAACAACATCAATCTCATCAGTCACTGGTGTGAACCTTCACACCATAATGTCTAGCAAATGCTTTTGCGTCTGCTACGTCATTCACAATAGGCTGTCCTTTGATGTTAAGCGATGTGTTAACCAACATAGGGCATCCTGTTTTATTGTAGAACTCTGTGAGCAGTTTGTGCAAGCCTGGGTTATCATATTGTGTGACTGTTTGCACACGTGATGTTCCGTCGGCATGCACAATAGCAGGAAACTGTTCAGGATCCTTGCAACGTGCAACATACTGCATGTATGGTGACATCTTGCCACCAGGCATGTCAAAGTAATCATTTGCATGTTGTGCTAATATCATTGGAGCGAACGGGCGAAATTTTTGTCGACGCTTGATCACATTCATGCGGTCTTTGATTTCACCTCCTCGGGGATCTGCTATTAAACTTCTGTTTCCAAGTGCACGTGGTCCAAATTCGGCCCGTCCGTTCGCAATACCAAATATCTCACCTTTCTCCAAACTAGCAAGTGCTTTGTTCACAGGATAGTCTCCAGGGATTTCTGTGCCCAAGTATGGAGTAAATTCATTTAATCTTCTATTAGTTTTCTCATTCCACAACAATCCAGCGGCGCCTAAACTGCTACCAGCATCGCCTGGGTTAGGCATGATGTGTATTTTGTCAAACAGTGTGTACAAATTGCTGTTAGCCACACAGTTTAGTGCAACACCTCCCATGAAAACCAAGTTGTTACAGCCTGTTAATTTTTTTGCCTTTCGTGCATAGTGCATGACTTTTTGCTCTACCACTGCCTGTGCACTTGCGGCAATATCATAATCAATTTCAGTATGATGATATTCATCAAATGTTGTGTGCTTGTTTCTGTGACAGAAGCTAGATGGCAATCCACGTTGTAAGTTCTTGCGTGTTTTAAGTGTGTCGATGCCTTTGAATAACCGATTCATTTCCCACACATACTTGGGCTTACCATATGCCGCCATGCCCATCAAGATGTATTCGTCTTCCATCGGCTTGAGACCAACGTGTGCTGTAACAGCAGAATAGAACAATCCCACACTGCTGGGGAACCACACAGAATCTTTCTTTTTGAGTTTGCCATTGTTCCAATGCCATATAGTGGCTGTGTCAAATTCACCAATAGCGTCAATTACCATCACTGCACACTCGTCAAAATTACTTGTTAGCACACCTGCCGCGGCATGTGTTTCGTGATGCCAATAACTTTTAACTGGTATTCCTTGTAGCTCTGGATAAAACTTGTTGATCCACTGTTCTGTGTTAGGTTCTGTGACTGCACCCCAGTTCCTACCGTAGATGTGTCGCAGACGCTTTGCCCAACTCTTTTCATGGAGTGCAATATAGTCAGGCTTGCCAAAACTCAATGCTTCAGCAACCATTTGCTTGTTTAGGAATGCATCATTTTTGATCTTGCTGTAACGCTCTGCATGTCCAGCATACACTATGTTACCATCTTCTACCACACTGATTGAAGCGTCGTGGAATTGTGAACTAATACCCAATATTCTCATGTTTTACCTATAAATGAAAGGATCACGTTTGCGTAATTCTTCTAGTCTCTTTTTAAACTTTTGCTCTTCTAGTTCCTCTGGTGTCAAACTTTCTCCGTCCTCACCGAGTCCTTTGTTGCCGTCGGAATTTAATTCAGTTAATTCCTGTTGCTTGTCTTTGTAATCTTTGTCGCTCATAATTATTCCTTATTCGTATATAAAAGGCCGACGCCCTTTGAGTTCTTTCATATCGAGATCGTGATGCAGATCCTCCCAGCCTCTTGGGAAGTCTCGCCAATTTGGATTGCTGGTATATGGCTGTGGTTCCATACCTGGGTTTTTCCTCCATGCTTCAACATCGTCATAACGTTTAGCCAATGCAGATGCAATGTTTGCATTAGTGACACGGCCATTGTGCGCTAAGTCTCTGGCAAAATCAACTTCGCCGTCAGCACGATGCATAAGTTCTGACTGAATTCTCATTACATCGTCACTGTGCATCATGATGTCTCCGTCTTGATCATATGAGAAAAACAACACAGGCACACCCCATGCTCTCCAAGCCGCACTAACCAACGATAAATTATTTGATGTGACCCAATATCTGCTGATGAGATTTTTTCGACTAGCCATGGTTCTCACTTTGTCTCTGTCCCAATGAAAACTGTCTAAATCCCAACTGGGATTCATCACAACACCGCCTGAAAAATGATCTGGCCCTCGTTCTGGGTCAATGTATACTCTGGGTTCTCTGCTGACTTCGGGTATTTGCACAAACACAAAATAAGGCTTAGGGTATCTGTTGTTCATCCACAGCCTAGTGTTTGCTGAAATAGTGTCACTGCCACTGCCCGATATACCCATGTTTGCACAAGGCATATCAATTAATTCTTCTAATTGTGCAGGCCAAGTGTCGCCATGTCCTACACCAACGCCTTCTGTGTACGAACAGCCAAAGCACAGTGCAAAATTACCTGCTTCTAACTCATCAAACTCATAGGGAGTGCGATATCCATCTGAATTCCATTTGTAGTCAATGATTGCTGTTTGAAAGTACTTGGGGATTTCGTCGAAATTGTCTTTGAAGTTTTGTTCGCTGTCACCACTGTACCAATCCATACGCTTGTTTGCTAGCCATTCACGCAATATCAGTCTGCTGGGTTTATAAGTTGCTTCAGCCACGTTGTATCCTCTGTGTCATAATGTGTGTATAAATACTTTATCTACTACTATTTATAACACAGGACACGCACACAATGAGTTTTTCCGCTGTAAATGATTTTGAAATAGCACTGGCCGAATGGTGGGGTGCGCCTTATGCTGTGGCCACAGACTGTTGTACACACGCTGTAGAGCTGTGTTTACGCATGCAAAATTCAAACTTGATGTTGACTGTGCCCAAGCACACATATCTCAGTATTCCATTTACACTGGAAAAATTAGGTAGAGCCTGGCAATTCACAGACGAACAATGGCACGAATATTACACCATAGGCAATACAAACATTGTGGATTCTGCTGTGTATTGGGAGCAAGGCAGATACTTAACTGGCACATTACAGTGTTTGAGCTTTCAGTTCAAGAAGCCTCTTAACTTAGGCAGAGGTGGTGCTGTGCTGTGTGAGAATGTAGACGACTATATTGCGCTCAAAAAACTCACTTACGATGGCCGATATGGTGATGAACCTTGGGCACAACAAACCATAGACAGCATAGGATATCATTATTATATGACGCCTGAAACTGCACAACAGGGTATAGAAAAATTACCCAACAGTCATCTTAGACACACCACCAAATGGAGTTGGGCAAACTATCCCGATTTAAGTGTACAACCTGTGTTCAAAGACAAAGGTATGCTGTATTATGTCTAATAGATTTTTTGCTTTTGGCTGTTCGTACACAGACTACAACTGGGCAACATGGGCAGATGGCATGTGCTACGACTTAGACCTACAAGGCTGGGAAACATACAACTATGGTAACTCTGGTATGGGCAACGAGCACATACTAAACAGTTTGGTTGCGGCTGATCTCAAACACAAATTCACAGATGATGATGTAATCTGTGTGCTGTGGAGCAGTTGGATGCGAGAGGATAGGCTGTTTGAAACAGGGCTAGGTCCGCAGTTTTGCAAAGTAGGTAGTATCGTAAACACAGACGTTCAACCATATAAAAGTTTTGCTGACCAATTTTTTGTGTTTGAAAATTACATTATGAAAAGCATAACTGCTATTGTGGCAGCCAATCGTGCATTCAACATTTCGTATCAAGCACACATGGGTCACAATGAAGAATACAGTCCCAACGAAGATCCAGACCCCGCTGATGAAATGCTGTACAGTTTTCAAACCTTTGATCCCAAAAACAAATTCTATGACAGAGGTGATACAGAATACACAGCGGCTAGAAAAATGTACAGAGATTTAACACCCAACATCAATGCAGTAGATGGGCACCCTAATCCAATGGTGCATTTACAGTTTCTCAAATACAAAGTGTATCCAGGATTGGGTTGGGAAATCAGCACTGACTTGCGTCAATGGATGAAACAGCAAAACAATTTATTACGCAGTTACGATAAAAAAATTCCTTCATTGAACGAAAAGCAACACCATACATACAGAGGTGAGATCGAACCAATAAAACGCCAGTCTTTGCCCAACATGAAAGACTGGAGAGACTTGTGGAGTGTTGACAGAGGTGCAACCAATTTTAATGCTGGGTCGGCAGAAAAGGGTGTGCTGGAAATGTTGGAACGTGCAAAGCCCAAACTGTATTAACTGTTTATAAAGTCAAATAATCTTTCTGCTTGCAGTCTGTGTGGTGTTTCATCATGGTGCCAATACTTTGCTTTGGGGTTTTCAAAACCTTGATTGCGATAAAACCAAAAGAAGCCCTCTTCGGCAAACGGTTCAAAGTATTTGCTCATGTCTAGTTGTGAAATATAGAAATTGGTATATCTATTCTTTTTAAAGTTGGGCATGGTATTACAGAATATCCAATCAGCGCCTTGACTTTGTAAAAAATACTGTGTCATCAGTGCATCTTTTGCACTCATTATCTCACACATTTTTTCATTCTTTACCATAAACTCATGCCAATAAGGCATGATTTCTTTTTCGTAATCAGTGAAGCCTTCCCATCCAGAATTGATTTGTAAGAACTTTGCAGTGTTCCTGGGATAATAGTCTATGGCAGGATTGTTGTATTCATGGTCAACATCCAATCCCATTGGTATTTCCAGTCTGGTACATTCTGTCCAACCCACGCTGACCATCACATCGTGTTGTTCTCGGTCGTAGTTGTTGGCAAACCATTCTACTATACCTCTGGCAATAGCACTGTTGCTTTGTGATGCAATGCTGATGTTTATACACCTACGGCCCAGTATTTTGCCTAACACATTGCCAAAACTGTGTGTTCTATTGTATGCTGAATCTTCTGTGCCGTCTATCTCTGAGCCGCCTGCATGTGAGCAACCTGTTACCAGCATGATCTTTTCTTTCATGTTAATACTCTCTGTTGTTGGAACTGCGCTCAATCATTTCAGCAAGCCCTGGGCCATCGCCTTGTGCCCATTCTACTGCTTTGGTACTGCTGAGTAAATCGTCTTTGTGCAGGTGTGTGATACGCTTGAGCCTGCTGTTGCGAGCCATTTGTTCGTAATTATACTTTAACACAGGCAACATGTCAAGATACATGTCGTGGCATTGTTCTAAACTGAGGCTGGCTATCCAATTCACTATGTCAATGATCTTTTCCATTCTGTGTAAATGGTTTTCTGTTTCGTCGTAACTTTCGTCCCACCAGCGATCAAATGTTTTATAACCTAACTCTTTCATGTAACGCAAACAGTACGGCGGCGCTACTAATAGGAATGGTGTTTTAAACTGTATGCTCTGTAACACTTTCTCAGATATGTTGCCTGTAGGCTGACCGTATCTGCTTTCGCACACTATGTCCAGGAACGCATTTCTGTACAGTGGCTCCAATGGCAACATAGTGGGGTTCATCACAACCGGATTACCCATACCGTCAAATGTGGTTGCTTGAGGATACCAGTGTCCAGCAATCTCATCAAGCACTGTGGGTTTGTCTGCTTTTACATCACAAGTAAGAGGCACTATTTTGTTTACTTTTTCCATGCCTCTAACCAGTTGATCATAAAACTTTGGTCTATCCGGATGACCATTCTGGAAACACATCCATGGTGTGCCTTCGCTGAGTTCTTCTCCTAGTGGACTTTTGTGCAGTCCTAATTTTTCCACAGGCGTTTGGAAGAACCATATCATGTTTACACTGTCGATGTCTGCCATAACAGCACTCATAATTGCACGTGGTGTTGTGAATCGCCAACTGGTGCACACAAAGTGTTTTTCAAAACGTCTCTTAATTGTGCGCTCTGCATTGTCGTACATCATTAATTCATTCAAAAAAGGATCGTCGCAGTATAATTTCATAAAATTATAGTAAGGTAATTGTTCCTCTACACGGTAATCACCTGTGTGCACATGCACATTGTTGAGACCATTTTGCCCCATATAATATGCAATGCTGTCTAATTCGCTTGCTCTTGCTTTCTTTGGGTGCACAGCTTCGTTGGGCCATTCTGAATAAAAGCCAAAATTGTAATGCCCGCCCCATATCCCTTTGATTGGATCGTTGTCTATGTACAAACACAATGGTTCATATAGATAAATGTGCAGTCCTCTTTCATTGAGGTATGCAACTGTGTCTGGATCATGTTCCAGTGTGATCAACTGTTTGATTTCGCCGTTGGCTTGATAAAACAGAGAAGGTGCCGTAGGGTCTTCGTATTCAGAATGTATGCGATACTCTGTCCAAGTTCTAATACGTGGTATATCGTGTATGGTTGCTTGCATCACATTGCGAGCATGGTCCATACTGCCTTCTGGAAAGTTAAAGTGTGCTAAACTGCTGTGTATAACTTCAAGGTCTAGCTCTTTGGCGCCAGCTTCTAGTTCTACTGTGCCTGCTTTTACGTCACTGTGTTTGTCTGTCATGTTACATTCCGTTATGTGGATATAATTCTATTCTATTCTTTGTTCTGGGCACACCTGTTATTTGCAGTGTCCATCTGGGTTCTGGTCCAATGTTGGATGCGGCATGTGGTGTGTCAGCACTCCACAAAAAGTAATCGCCTTGCTTCCAATTAACATAAGCACGGTTGTCCATTTCTAAATAATGCCCGCTTTTCCAATCTTCCAGCATCACAAGTCCACGCCACACATCCATGCGCTGTAAGTTAAACACCTTGCAGTATGTTTCAAAATGATCTTCGTGCACAGGCATAACTTCCATACAGCTCATTTTATAAAACACAAAGCCAGGGTTTTCCAAATTCAAATAATTAGCAACATCATATACCCACAGTGGCATGGCATTTTTGCCGCCTGCTTGTCCATACATCACACCCGAGAAACTGTTGTGTGTGTAACCCAGCTCACGCCAAGCATCTATTTCTGACTGCTTGATGGGCTGTCTTATATATTCAAACTGTTTGTAATCCTCACTGAAACCAGGTATTGTGGTTATGGGTAAATGTCCTTCTATCAGCTCTGCCATATTATTCTCTTTCTAAATCCAATGTCACACAATGGAAACCGCCGCCTAATGTACGCTGATGTCTAGTGGGTAACATAGCACATTCAATGCCGTGCTTTTCTAATTCTATTCTCAGACTGTGTTGATTCTCTTCCAGTGCTACCAAGTTTTCATTTACACTGAACAAATTCATATTGATCCATGTGCTGGCATTGTTGTAGTCGCCGTAGTAACCCATTTCGGTAGGCTCTGGGCACATGATGTAATCCCAACTTCTGAATGGCTCTGGTAACACCGATACGTCTTTTATTCTGCTGGGGTTGAGCAACATCAAACCTTCACGCAAGAATGCCACAGTGCTGTCTATGTGCATGTATGAATATACACCTTCTAATAGATGCACGTTTAAACCTGTGTGCTGTCGTAACCAATCTGCGCCGGCACGATTACCGGAATTACTGACCAAATACAGTAAATCATCATTTGCACGAATAATGTTTGCCGCATCAAAAGCAGGTGCAACATCTGTGAGTGCTAATGTATCTGGGTCGCCTAAACATTTGTTATTGTACAAGTCTGTGCCAACATGTCTGTGTGCAACAAGCAAGTTATCAAAACAATGTCCTATATTGGTGAAGTTAAATGCTCTTGCTTTGATGGGCATGGGTGTGGCAATAGCATGATTGCCGTGCACAAACACAATGTCTCTGGGGCAATAATCATAATAAGACACAGGTGTTACAGGCTTAGGACGTTCAACTACAACTCCTTCGCCTTCTAAAAATTTAACAAATGTTTCTAAGTCTTCGTTGGCTTCGTCTATGACTATTTGTGGATAGGGTCCTGTGTTAATGGTGCTTTCATCGGCTACGTCCGCATAGTTCACCAGTCGCATACTGATGTCTAACTCAGGAACACGAGCACCGGTGGCTGAACCCACGATTACTCTTTTTAAATTACCCCATTCGTTCACTGAGTTTGTCATACAGTATTTCTCCTATTTGTTTGTGACTGCTTGCATTAGGATGCCAATCTATGCCTCCGCCATCTGCTTGCATTAGTAATTTTTCCTCACATAACTGTTGAAGATCAAACATGGTCCAACCTTCTGGTAATGCACTCTCATTAGGACCGTCGCCGTCCACTTCGCGAAAATCCAACAGGTTCCTCAACTGTGGTAGTCCCATCCATTCCCACATGCTGTGATTTTTATCCAGCAATAAATGTGTTGGTGTCGCCCACAATAAATCATCTAAATTACCATAGTTGTGCTGTAATGCACAAGTGATATTTTTAGCATCACAATAATGTGTTATTGCAATTAATTGTAAACTGGTATTGTACTTGAACCAATAAGGATTATGATTGTTTTGAGCTATCTCTGATTCCAAGTAACAGAATGTATCGTCAGTGATAATTGAGCCTGGTGCTATCATTTTATGTGAAATTTCACTGTGACAATATAATGTGGAAATTGTGTCTTCATCATCATGCCACCCAAAACCATTATTATCTACATTAAAGCCCTTGGGTACTGCTCTGTGCCATCTCACATCTGGTGGTATGGTGAAGAACACCACATCACCTTTTTGTAATATAGGTGCTACTCGTCTGAAAAATTGTTGTGTTATTTGTGGGAAACTGTTTCCAGGTAAGCTGAAATTTACTAGCTCTAATTGTAACTTGGATGCTAAAACATAACAGTAGTTTTTCACAAACGGTTTTTTATGAACATTATTCACCTCGTCATGGCCAGCCCAGCCAAAGCTCCAACTATCTCCTAAACAGTATAACTTAGCCATTGTTACTTACATCCACAATGTTGATTGCGTCTGATATAACCACACCCTCGGGCTTGCCTCCCAGGTGCACATTGTCTGCGTTAACACCTGCTGAAATCTTGTCGCTTACTGCCACGTCGTGTGAGCCACGTTGCCATTCGCCTTTGTCTTTGTACTCGTACTCGAATGAGAAATCGATGTTTTCGTTTAACCATTCTTCTTCTTTGAGTAGATCACCGAAATCACTTTGACTGCGTCCTTCGTTCAAATCCCATTCGGGCTTGGCCAACTTACGAGCACGTTTGGCCGCATTTGATTGCATACGTGAGTAGTCTTGTGCATAGAACGCACCTTTACGATCATCTGGTCTGCCGTCCCATGGGTTTTCCACATTCTGATCAAACTTATAACGGAAGTGTGCTTTCCACTGCCCTTCATCTGTGATCACAAAATTATACTGTCCATAAAACATACCTGGTCCAAACTGTGAACCAAATTCTTTTAAATCAATTGTGGGGTTGAAGTCCAGTTGCAATCTATAACCGCCTCGAGTCAACCATAACAATCTCAAGAAAGGCCATATTTCATTTACCAATGCGTCTGCAAAAGGATTAATATCTGGTTTAATTATGTTGTAATCAAAGTTTTCGTATTCTATTTCGTGAATAGTTTCTGGATTATTCAGTCGAATAACATAGTGCTCGTTGCGTAGATTATAACGCACAGGATAACCAAACGGAATATCTGTACACCCAGTCATAAAGTCTAAGAATATGTGAAACAGTTTAACACGATGCATCACATGTGTGCCGCCTTTGCGTAGATCATTTGAGATCCAGTGATTCATAAACTTGTGATAACTCACGTTATACTTGTGTGGATTCTGTCCTACAATGGTTTCTGGGCCTACTGCCATTCCTACACCAGCACCTACGTTGTTGATGTTGCCATTGCGATTACGCCACAGGAATGTCATTGTTTGTGCAAAGTCTTCATGCTCTTCTGTGGGGAAACCCACAATCCAGTTGGTGGCTGCCATTACGCCATACTTTTTACCTGATGCGAAATTGTCTTCCATCTCTTTGATGGTTACACCCTTGGCCATGTCGTCTAGCACTTTTTGCGAGCCACTCTCACAGCCGTAGTTTAACATGATACAGCCGCCTTCGGATATGTCTTTGAAGTATGCATCGTCCATTCTGCCGTCGCAACGTGCATAGCCTGTCCAGCGCATTTTAACATTCTTTTCTTTGAGTGCTAGTGCGAATGCTCGCAGTTCGTTTACATTGCCATTTATTAACGAATCAATGAACCACATGATGTCTGCACCTTTCTCATAGTACAGGTATTCTGCTTCTCTGACCACGTCCACAGCCATACGCTGACGATACTTCCAGAAGTGTGTCTCTTCACAGAACGTACACTTAGCAGTACACCCTCTGCTGAACTCTGATGTTACACCATTGGGCACTTTGTATTCGTTGAAGTCTAATCCACTGTAGTCAGGCATAGGCATGTCGTTGATGTCAATGCGTTCTGTTTCTGCTTGCTTGATGGTGTACATGGGCTCACGCTCTACACCATTTTCAATGTCGTCTAGTATATTAAGTATAGCGGCTTCGCCTTCACCTGTGCAAATGTAATCATAAAACTCATGTTTGGCAAACCAATCTTTTTGCACATTTGAGCCACCCACTGCAATTTTAATATCGGGACGTAATTCTTTTAATCGTGCACACATCCATTTGGTAGGTTCTTCAGAAATATAATATTGTGTGAAACCCACCAACTGTGGATTCCATTTAATGATATCTTGTATGCCTTTTTCCAGTATTGGCTCTAACAGAGGGTGAATATCCTGCATGTATGTGTCGCCCAACCAATGCCAACTGGCACTAGGATCCCACAAGCGGAAAGGTATTTTCTCATTTGGTTGCCAATCATCGCGGAAAGCATTGTATGCTTTGATGTTGAGATCCAGTATTTGTGTTTCGTAGCCAGCACGTTTGGCAACGCCACTTAGTCTAGCCATGTTAAAAGGTGGAAACTCTGGTGCCCATTCAGGACATATAACCAGCATCATCTTGGTATTGCGAGTAGCATACTCAATGTCCACTTGTGTCATTTTCTTCTGACGCACTTTTTTAGCGTAAGGTGCAATGGTGTCCATCATCTGCTGATGGCGAGCATCCTCCACACTGAGCTCTGGTTTCTCGTAACGATTTTCGTCAGCTTCAGCTTTGGCTAAATCTGTTAGGTTGAAGTCAAAAACGATTGGATCTTTTTTCTCTGCCATTATTTAAAATACTCGTCTATGTTTATTTTTGTAGTTGCCAATGACTTTGAATCATCAAGGAACACTGTGAGGTTGTGTTCTACTGTTTGTTGTACTGAGCTGAGGAATTCTAACCACTGCTCGTCTGTTTGTGCACACAGCCTACTAATTTCCTCACAAATCATCATCATTCTTTTATGATCATCAACCTCATTATCATAACTTTCATCAATGAAAGGATGGAATGTTTTGTATCCGCATCGTCTCAACTGAGTGAGATAGCCCGCAGTGCTGGCAACAATGAAAGGATGTTTATAAGCAATAGGCTTATATATCTTTTCACTAATGAACACACCATCTGTGTGGTTCATTGATGTTGGTGCACCAGGTACTCCCAAACTCTTGTGGAACGTAGTTTCCGGTACAACACTGAAATAACTGTGCTTGTGATATTTCACGTCTGCTGAACAGAGTTGAACTGGATTTTCCCTTTCTTGTGTTCTATTTAGCACCAGAGGAAACTTGTGCCAATGATTATAGATAGCACTGCTGGGAGGCCAACTGTCCATCCATTCTCTGAGATAACCGCCATCAAATTCGTCATGATCAGTGCTGTCGGGGTTCCATCGTTCTCTGACATCATATCCAGTATCAGCAGTGCTGAAATCAAAACTGTAGTATGCATCATCTACTAGATTGTTTTCCAAACAATAGCTCAACAACTGCACTCTGTGCCAGCGTGTCATGCGATTAAAGCACACAAAATTTTTCAATTTAATTCTAGGTGAACTGTCAATTTCCATTAATTCTTTTCTGCTGATGCATAATTCGCTGGGTTGTACTTCTAATTGCACTGTGCTTTTGGCAACGCCCTCGAATCTGTAACCTGAAATTATGTTCAACAGCGGTTCTTCATCTATGTGTGCACAATAATTACGGTACGTTTCTTCACCATCGATACTGCCGGTCACATAAAACCAAGTGTGTGCAGGTAAATCAGAGAAATGTCTAATTATTCTGTGGCACTTTTGCACACTGCTGGGTAAAACAGCTTCATCGCTGTTCACAAATATCACTCTGTTTTTACCTTGTGCTAGTTGCTCAGTGACATAGTTGATCACGTCAGTGTAAGGCACACGATCTATGCACCATTCTTGATTAGCACCTGCATACAAAAAGCAAATGTTGTGCCAGTGTCTTATCAATTGTGGATGCAGTGATGCCACAGTGTTCATGTAATATTCATTGAGGTCTTTGAGCACCTGTTTTTCTGATGCTTCAGATATCAATGTTGCTGGTTTACAACTCCATTTACTGTGAATAATACGCTGTGCACTTGCTGTTTTACAACGCCACTGTACTATATCGGGCCAACCGTCGTATGGATCAAAGCCTTCGGCACCGTATAAGTCCCAATGCACTGATTCAGGAATCATAAACAGTGTTACACTGTCGTAATGTCGCCATTGTCCGCAGGGTTTAACTACCACTGTGGTGTCAAATCGTGGGTGCTCATCTTCGCAATTATACACAATGTGTGCACCAGCATCGGTTAACGCTTGAACGAACTGCAATTCGTTTTTTGAGCGAGCGTCTTCTTCGTTTGCCAGACCCACCAGGTTCACACGTTTTCCGTGTAGAATTATTGCATCAACTAATGCGTTGATTTGTTCTCGTTGAATGGCTTCTACGTTCATACTAAATCTCCTGCGTAGTGGTCTTGCCAAGGCCACTGTTCATCTGCAAACACATCATCTCCTTGTACCTGTTTCATCATGCTGTCACTGAGTTCACTGAGTGTTTCACTGTATTCTGTCAATGGAAAACCCAAGTGTTGTAAATATTGTCTGTACACAGGCGCACTGGGATGATAGTCTTCGAATATAGAACCATCTCCTCCCCAAGGCTTGTGTGGTGAATTAATATAACTGTAATGCACGGGCCACTCACCTTTGTTATAACTCAACAAGGAAGGCTTTAATGTGTTGTGTTCAGCTGACACTTTGATGTTAACATCCTCGTCTGAGAACCCAGCATAGTATCCTTGTTCATCGAGGTTTACTCCTTCCATTGCAAAACAGTCAAACTCTGCTGTTTCTAGACTTTGCATGGTGGTTGATATCAGTGCTGTGTCCCGCAACATGTACCAATCAAAGTCAGCAAATTTTTGCACAAACTGTTCGTCGTAGTCGCCCTGTGTGTATATGTTTCCAGGTGTGCTCCAATTGCCGTCTAAGAGCCTATCTTCTCTGCAATATGTGCTCCACATGATACCCACTAAGTCATCGCTGTTTAATTGCAGTTTGTTTTTGAGTTGATGCAGTGCTGTCATTATGTATGTGTTACCGGCGCCGCTTCTGCCCACGTTGATGTATTCTGCTTGTGGCATTTCACTGGCCAATAAGTCAGCCCAACTGGCCCAGCGATAACGTGTGAAACTGCACCCAATGGCAACAAATCTTTTATATTTAGATAAGTCAATGTTGTGTATGTTGTGATTGTTGTATAGCATGTTAATAAGGGTGAAACCACCTGTCCTTTGTTCTCAATAATGCATAATTATATTCGCATATTTCTTTGGCTTTGCCCAGCCAATCTGTTAATTCTTGTCCTTTTAATAAATCTAATCTCTTGGTTTCTTCTAATATGGCAATTAATCGTTTAACGTCATCACGTTCTTGGTCGTATGTTTCGTTAATTAAACCTGAAAATGTTTTATATCCTAAACTTTTTAGTGCACTCAATGAACCTGGCGGAGCAATCAATATAAATGGATGTTTGAATGCAATTGGCTTGAACACTTTTTCAGAGAAGAACACTGAGTGCTCTTGCTGATGTTCAAAGTAATGTGTTTCGCTGACCAAACTGAAATATGTGTCAGCATACATCCAGCCTTCAGTGCCTTCCATTTTGGCTCTGTTTGTGACTAGCTCGTCAGTGTCTAGATAGCGTGGAGGCATATTGATTATTTTGTGCTTGTACGCACTGAGATATTCAAAGTCCAACGGGTAATCACTCATGAGGTTTTCTATTTCGATCCAAGTCTCATTCCAATCCTTGCCATCATCTGCTGGACCAAAACTGACCAGTCCGCGATCAATAATTCCGTGTGCTACCAGCATTGCCACAAACATAGGTCTGTGTATGCGCCAACGTCTGTTTAAATTGAGGAAACTGTGTGTGTATTCTTTGTCTACCAGTGTTTCTGGGAACACCATTTCTTGATCTTCTAACTGAAACTGCAAGTGTTCCTGTGTGGCTAATTCAAAGTCCATGCCTATTTCTATGTTTATAGGCGGCAGTTTTCTGCTGTTAGCAACCTGTTCGTTAGGCATCTTGATGTCAAATGCACCAGTTATCAGTGTAATGTTTTTGGTGGGTATGTTGTATTTGATTGCAACACCGTCATAGATGTATGGTAATACACCTGTGAACCCTTCGTGACTGTTGCTGAGTAAGAGTTTAGCACTGTCGTCTCCGGCTTGTAGTCTCTGTAAAAAGTCTGCGGGTATGTAATCTTCTAACTGCACGTCTCCCCAAACAGCACCTTCGCGAAACTCAAAAACATAGTAGTCTGCATCACCAAACTGTCTATTCACTATCAGTGAAGGATTGTAGTTGATTTCTACTTCAACAGGCTCCCACAACACGCCGCCGTGCCCAGGCTCACGTGTGAAAAACGCTACTTCTCTGTTGGAATTAATCAGTGCCAACTGCAATTACCTCCTCGTCGTAACGCTTGGGAATGATAATGTCAGTGCCACACATGCAATGCTCTCGATTGCATGTCATTGTGAGTGGACGCACTTCGGATATGTCATGTAGTATGTGTCCTATTTCTCCTGTGATGCCACAACTGGCTAAGCTGATTCTGCCAATAGGAGATATAAACACACAGTCACCAACATCACATTTCCAGCCTGTGAAAAAGTTTTGTCTGTTCACAATGATATCATTGCTCACACAGTTTTCTCTGCTACCGTCCTCGTACACAGAATAACTGGCAGTGTTGTTGGTATTCCAGGGTTTGTCTATGCTGTAGTGTTGTTCTATGTTATGCTCTGCAATGAATGCTTCTTTGTCTGGATCGTCGTACTGCCACGGTCCTGTGTTGTGTGTGATTTCATCATACAGTGGAGTCCATTCTAAGAAATAATTAGGCACTTCCTTTTTTATTCTGTTGCCAAACTCTACCACTTCCCAAAAACGCTCATCGTGTAACAGCATCTTGCTACTGAGATAAGGAATCTTATCACAGAGAAAAAGTGTCTTTTCTAAATACTTGTCCTTTTCACACTGTTCCACATGAAAGCTGGCCACAATGTCGTCAAACAGATGATAATGTTTTTTCCACCAACCTAGTGGTCTGCTGAGGTTTGTGTTCACAGCAATGGTTGCGCCAGGCAATGTTTCTCTGATCCATTCTAGTATTGGCATGAAGTTGCGCCATGCTGTGGGCTCACCGCCACTAAAAAAGAACTTGTAGTATTCGTATCCGGCCTCTTGATATCTACTCACAATCTCTTGTAAATTGTTAATGTACAACTGAGAATCTTCTTCGTTGCGCTGGTCACCAATCCAGTTGCCCGGATTGCAATAACTGCAACTGTAGTTACAGAAATTGTTCACCTGCCAAGTTATGCTGAGATACTTTTTGGGTGCATCTATTGCTATTAGTTTCTTTGACACCACTCGTAAACCTCTTGTAGTTCTGGGATTGTTTTTAGCATGTTTTCTTCTCGCACCATGTCTATTTCATCATTGGTGTCAAAAAATTCCAACAGTTTTTCTTTGTTCTCTTTGCCAGTCCACAGTGTTTGTACCAGCATCTTGAAATCATTTTTTAGATGTACATCTTCTTCGTGTGCACTGAACTTGTTGATATACTCTTTGAACTTTTGTATCAACTTCAGTCTCATTTCATTGGGCAAGATTTTGATACTTGCATTGTCAGGGTATGTGAGTATGTTTAATCTGGGTGGCATATCTCTGCTGATAAAATCATTGTCATACATCCAGTCAAACATTTCTGCATAGTTGAATATGTTCCAGATACTCACTGTGGGTGTAACGCCCACTTTAACATGCGGTGCTTTTTCTTTGAGCTCTAACATGTTCTCTTTTACTTTTTCCCAATTGAATCCTTTGCGGATCAGTTCGCCTTGCTTGTCAATGGCATCAATGCTGGCCCACAGTTCCACATGCTCAAAGTTGTTCCATATCTCAATCAAATCACGCTCGCCTGTGCGCTTGTCTTTGTGCTTGATCTTGCTCATGTTTGTGGTATAGTTTAACTTGACATTCTTGGCTAAATCATTTTCAATCCAGTAGTCTACGCACTCATAGTGTTCTGGTGTTACCAGAATCTCGCCGCCTGCAAAGTAACATTCTTCTACGTCTGATAAATGTTCTTTGAGCTTGGGCATAAACTTGCCGTCGTCATTGTTACTGCGTAGTGTTCTTGCTTTGGTTTCGCCTTCCTCACCAAACGTGGTCACAAACACATGCTCTTCGATCATTTTGAGCTTTTCTTCTCCCCACAAGTTTGAACAACCAGGGCCGCAACTGCGACACTTGTAGTTACACAAGTTTGAGAAACGTATGTCCATGTACTTCATTTCGAATTCATCAATCTCGCCGTCGGCACCTGTGTCCTCAATGATGTCTAAACTGTCCATACCACGTACCATGTTCTGACTTTGACGCAGTGTCCATGTGCCGTTTTCTTCCAGTTCGTAACAGCGTCTGCATGCTTCGTATGGCTCATCGTTCAGCATTGCTGTACGCATCTTTTTGTATTCTTCTGAGTTCATCATCTGGAGGATTGTTTCCTCCTCTTTGATTTTGCTCACAGGCATGTCACTGTCAGCAATACAGCAAGGCATCACATTCTTGTTGGGCCAAGCATGAAAGTGTATCCACGGCAGTATACAAAAGTGTTTGCTGTCTTTGACTAATTGTTTTGCTGTCTTCATTATTTTCCCTGTAAGCGTTTTAGTTCCGGAAACACACGGAAAAATTCCTCACCGCGAATTCCATCTAATCTCATTGTGTTAGCAAAGAAATCTTCTTTGACTTCTTCCCATGTATCCTCTGTGTCGGCAAAATCTGCCGCACTGTTAGTTATTCTATCTATGCAACGTTCGCCTGTGTAAAACGATCTAATCTTTTCACCTGCCAACTGCTTCATTTTCTTAGGCAATGCTTTTGCACTGTAGTGCCTAGGGTTATCTGCTAGATATAAACTGTGCCACCAATCATTGTCGTAGTCTACTAACCCTGCTGTTCTCATGTACTCATAAAACTCTACAATAGTTGGATAGTTCATTATGCTGAACACTGTGTTAAGTTGAAACTCCACATAATCTAATGCACGAAAACGTTTGAGGTTTGCTTCTACTTTGCCCCAATCAGTTCCGTGTCTCATCACTTCTGCACGTTCACCATAATGATCAATACTGCAACTTAATTCTATTCTATCAAAGTGCTTCCACAATTCAAAGATGTCATATTGTTTGTAACTGATAGTGCTTGCGTTAGTGTTGTAACGTAGCACTGTGTCAGTTCTGCCTTTACGAATCATCTCTTCTAGTATAACATAATGTTCCTCAGTGATCAACGGTTCTCCGCCAGCAAAGTATGCTAAATCTATGTGTTCTACTTGATCAATAATCTCCTGTAGCACATCTCCCTTGCCGTCGTCGACGTGTATAATAATAGGACCGTCGGGGTTATATGTTTTGCGATCTTCTAGTGCCCACTGCGAACTAAATTCTGTGCCGCAAGTACGGCATTTAAAGTT